GTTGGTAAAATGTACCTACCTATTGAAAAGGTAATAAACGCGACAATAATAGTACAATTTGCATTTGCTTTGTAATGAGTTTTACTAATGATAATACAAGTGGAGTAAGTGTTGCTCTAACCAATTATGGCAAAAAAGTTTTAGCTACAACTGGTTTACAAGGCTTACAACTTTATTGTGAGTTTACTGATAGTGATGTGAATTATACAGTAGATGTATATCCATCACTAGGGGTAGATTTTAAGGGTAGTACTAAAGGCGGAATCTTAGGGGTTCCAATAAACAATAGATATATTTTAACATAAAAAGATGTCAACAACGATAATAACAGTACCAACACTAACAGGATGGAAACTTTTCGCTGAGAAAGGTATAGTCCCAACCCTTTATGGAGTGGATTTTACAGATCATTCTCACAATTACGGTGTTACCGTTCCTGAAAGTAATATTGCTTTAGTTAATGGTACTAGTAATACAACCACAGCTTTCTGTGGTGTAGCTAAAGGTAGTAGTCTGTATCAAACCCCATTAACACCTGAAGAAATAAAACAATTAACTAGTAGATTAAAAATTAATTTTAACAATATTAATTGTGCCACAGGTGAATGGTCAGATCCTTCACCACATTTTATTATAGATTTAGGTACTATGGTTGACACATTAAACGGTATCACAACTTATAGTAACACTGGAATGCCTAGTTTAACTAATGTAATATATGATTATATTAGTGGCGTAATTCAAACTAGGGATAACATAACTAATACTTATGTTAATAAAAATAACATTACTAATTTTGATAGGATTATATATAATTTCAACAACCCACAAGATTTATTGAATTATAATATAGTGAGTCCTATCTATGTTTCATCTCAAGGTTCTGCCGTTCAAATGGTTGATAACACATCTAATGTTAGATGGTCACTTCCTACTTCATTAGTTTTTAGTACGAATTCTGTAGGTAATGGTGGTAGTTTTGTTAATGGTACTTCTGCTGTATTACAAGTACGTCCAGATGAATGGGGTTATTGGACTGATAAAGGGTTTCAAACTATAACCACCGTGGAAAATAACCAAGGTGCTTATGTAGAGATTTATCCGGCAATAAGAATCGGTAGTAATTATTTCTATAAGAATACAACTACAACATACCCAACGAAATCAAGCGGTTACATTGGTGAAATATTTAATATGGTTAATGTTGACAATAGTGGACAAATAGCTACTAAAGCTTTAGCAGACCAAATAATATTGGGAGCTAAATCTAACTTCACTTTAGGTTTGGACGGAATTTATAGAAATATTGTGAATGTCACAGTAAATTTTGTGGATTCTAGGGCTAATAATCTACCAATAATAGGTAATAACGTAACTTTTGAGTTTATATATAACCCATTAGTTTCTGGAGTTGATATAATAAGTCATTAATAAATAACAATATGAGTACAGTAAATTATAACAACCCAGCTTTAGTAGATTATATGATACCAGATAATTTTCTACGACCACAAATCAGTAGTAAGGATTATTTGTTAACACCTAGTTCATTTAATTTTTTATTTAAGAACGCATCAGGTGTTCCTTCTACAAGAGTTGAAATTATATTTCCTGGTATAAATAACACTTATTTAATGGGTGATTTAAATAACGCATTTTTTACAACAAGATAAACAATGATACCATTTCAAGATGTCACAATAGGTTATGATAAAGACCAATCAGGTCAATATACAATCGCAACAGATGCGACACAACTTAAAGCTTTTAAACTTTTAGGGTTAAATGATGCATTATACACATCCACACTAACAACACATTTTTGGTCACATGTTGGTAGTTTATATAATACATTTAGTTTTAATCAAATAAACCAAGACTATGTTGATGGTGGATTAAATAATACAATGTTACAAGATTTAGTTACATCTTTCGGTACTACTGGAGCCGTAATGATTCAGTTAGGTAGAACCACATATAGATCTAATATTGACGGTGTTAGTGTTGGGGTTAAAATACCTCTTAACGCTTCTTTTAGTGGTATAACAAGTGGTTTGTCATCTGTGACATTATACAGTTCTTACGTATACACGCCAGATTCTCGAAGTCAACTACCTGGGCAACTTTGTGGTGGATGTATAGCTGATAACTCAATATCTGAACCATCAACATTTTGTACTAGTGATATCGGTTTTGGTTACACATTTGTTAATGGTACAAATCCAGACCCATCCAGTCCTATTTATGATAGATTCGATAGTGGTGGTGCTTTTATGTTCACAGATCATGTTTATAATACATTTACAGGAGCTACAGGCTCAAGTCAATCTTGGAGTGTTGGGTTTGCACAAACTAACCCATATGCAACCATGAATAAGAGGTTTGCTAGTTTTAACGCGAGTAAAGCTGACCCGTCTATTTGGACTGGTATTGGTGGTCACGATAGAGCTTCAGGTTGGATGGATTTTAAAAGTGGAATACTTTTCCTTTGGGGTCCTTTAGCTCAAGCTTTTGATTGGACACAATATAGTGGTGATTATTATACAACTGGAGCAACACCTACAACTAGTGCGACGACAGTTTTTCAGGGTTCAGATTATGATTATAGAATGTACGCAAACGCAACCTTAATTGTACAACCAGGTCAAATAACAGCTTCAGATAATGAATCATATCTTGATACAAACGGTAATTGTAATTTAGTTTTCTCAGGTCTTTGTGTAAAAGATCGTAACGGTAATACCGTTGCAATATCAAAACCAGACCAAGCTATTACATTCGATCCAAATCAATTTTTCATCACAAGTATAGAGTTACCAATTAGTGGTGATATGACAGTTAACAATAAAGGAATTACAGCATTAGTAACTTAATAATTAATATAGTTTTAAATTTAAAAATGTTTTTATGGGAAGAGTACTTGGATTAGATGTGTCTACAAAGACAATCGGTATAGCTTTATTTGAAGGTGATGGAAAGTTATTAGAATTAACTCACATTGCACCTAAAATTAAGCCACAACCAGAAAATAAATTAGAAGAACTTTTTAGGAAGGTTGACGCTTTCGAAAAACTTTTAACAAGGTATATGGACCTTGATATCGATAAGGTTATTATCGAAGAACCACTTTTAAACAGTAATAATGTCTATACTGTTGGTATATTACTTAAATTTAACGGTATGATATCTAAAGTAGTTGATGATGTATTAGGTGTAATACCCGAATTCATCTCATCTTACGATTCTCGTGCTAACGCATTTCCAGAACTAATGGCAATTAGAACTCACGATAAAAGAGGTGAACCCTATAAAGAAAAAGAATTAAAATCTAAAAGACCTGTCCTTTTTGGTGGACATCCATGGGATATTGATAAAAAACAAATCATTTGGGATAAGGTTGCTGAACGTGAACCACATATTGTTTGGTTATATGATAAAAACTTAAAGCTTAAGAAAGAGAACTTTGACCAAACTGATGCTTACGCAGCTGTTTTAGGGTACATGAGAAAAGAAGGTTACTGGAAATAAATTATCTATAATAAATTCTTTGACTATTATAAGCCATGATTTTATTATCAGGGTTATTGTAGATTTCTTTAAATACTTTTACTGATTCTGGAGATTGTATTTTAATTGCTGCTGTTAAAGCCTTTGTAAATAAACTATTAGATTCATCAAGTTCTTTTTGATTACACCCATTAACTTTACAATAGTTAGCCTCACATAATTCAGAAATTACCATTCCTGTATAGAAACCGTGTAAATCATGTGGTACAACAAATTGGTCAGCATTACACCAAACAGCTACAATTGGTTTTGTTTTTAAGATATCAACAAAATTAGCACCGAGACTATATAAACTGTATTTTTTTAGTTCACCATCAACCAAATCCACACCATTTAATGTAATTCTAGGCATCATTAAACCACCTGGAGAACCGTGTCCCATCATTATAATTCTATCATGTTGTCTCATATTTTCTCTGAGATTAAACATTTCTTTTTGGGTATTCATAACAGTTGCTGATAAATCAGCGTAGGATGGGTCAAGAAAATCTGTTGTTCTATCATCAGGGTGTATTACTAAATTAGTACCCTTTGTAACATTTAAATTTGCTATTTCCCTATAGTTAGGTTCATTTAAATGTTTAGATTTAAGAGGTGTATATGTTTGGTAGCTACCAGTACCATAACCACTACTGTAGTAACTATAATAACCTTTACCGTCACCCTCTTTTAAAAATTTTTTAATAGTTTCTTTAACTGCCATGATATTAATAAATATCTTAAAGAAGTGGTAATTTACTAACTCATTTATTTTTATTATATTTTTGTTTATGGGCCAAGTAGAATATTCTCTATTATTAGATGTAATTATCGAAATTTTAGGGACTCCAAAAAAAATAAATAAAACTAAGTCACAATATGCCTTCGATTGTCCCGTATGTTCTGCAGAAAAAGGTTTTTCAGATGGTGATGGTAAGGGTAATTTTGAGGTTAGTTTAAGTAAGGGTGTTTACCATTGTTGGTCTTGTGGTGAAACACATCATACCCAGGGGTCTATCGGAAAGTTAATATCAAAATTCGGTAGAAAAGAACATAAAAAGAAACTTAAACAATTAGGGATTCAACTTGATGAGGTTAAGGGTAAGAAGGTAATTCAAGAAGTTAGGGAGATACATTTACCCGAAGAATTTCAACTATTCGAAACAAGTAACCCAAACACAATTCAATATAAAGAAGCTTGGAATTACTTAACCAAACAAAGAAACCTATCTCCAGAGACGATTTATAAATTCAAAATGGGATTTACAACATCTGGTGAGTATGGTCATAGAATTATTGTACCGTCATATGATAAAGAGGGTAAATTAAATTATTTTACAGGTAGAACTTGGTTAGCCAGGAAAAAACCTAAATATAAAAATCCTGATTTACCCAGAGAGGAAGTTATTTTTAGTGAACAATTAATCAACTGGGATTCCACAATTTATCTAGTTGAGGGACCTTTTGACCATATTGTTGTATATAATTCCATCCCAATGTTGGGTAAGAGTTTACATCAGAAATTATATGATTTATTAATGAAGAACGCAAATAGTTTTGTCGTTGTTTTATTAGATGATGATGCGTGGGATAGGGCTAAACAGGTTTATTCTAAACTTAATGTGGGTAAATTACACGGTAGAGTTAAAATTATTAAAATGAATGAAGGGTTTGATATTTCAAAGGTTAACGAAGATTTTGGTAGACAAGGTGTTGTTGATGTTTTGAAATCTTCCTTTAAATTAAAGGAGAGTTCACTATGATGGGATTTAATAAACGATATGTAAACGAGAGTATCATAAGAAATACTCTTAAAGAGGATGGGTTACAATTTTTAATTGTTTTCATTAGAAAAGCTGATGCTTTAATAATGGAAGATGAACTATCTGAAAAGGTTTGTAAGATTATTCAAGAAAGTGAAGATCCTAAAATATTAGAACAGTTATTAAAATTAGATTTATGGCAATGATGTATCCTAGAGGCGACTACCAAATTGAGGGTGGACGTTTAGATAGTGAAATTAAAGAATTAAGAAAAGAAGTTAAAGAACTAAAAGAACAGTTAGAAATCTTCCAATCATTCATGAAGAAAAACTCCTTCATGGACTTTAAAATACTTAAATTAAATGATGAACTCGAAAGTAAGAAGAGAGAAGAGATGAGTCGTGAAAGTACATTTTTAGGATTACACGCTAATATTCTTAGACAAATGATTAGATAATGGCAAAAAAGAGAGATAGTGTTGTATTCTTAGAACCAGTAGAACACGTTTACATACATAAATTTACTAAAGAGAAATTTAAATCAGTTACAACGGTATTAGGTATGTTGGAACCTGAGTTTAACTCTGAGGAGATTGCTCTTGCTATTTCTATGCAAGACCCTTCTAAAAAGAAGGAACAATATCAAAACATGTCTCAAGAAGAGATATTGACTGAATGGAAACGTATCAACGATGAGGCTAATGCTTACGGTACTGAAATCCATGAAATTATGGAAAGGTATCTATTAGCTAACAAAATATATTTTCCAAAAAACGATTACGAAAGGGGATTAATAACCCAGTTCCAAGCGATTGATCCCATGACTGTGGGTACTATATACCCTGAAACAATTCTATTCTCCGAGAAACATAAATTAGCTGGAACAGCTGATATCATCGAAGATTGTGGGGATTATTTTAATGTTTGGGATTGGAAAACCAATAAAAACTTCAGATTTATGTCAGATTACGGTCACTGGTTAAATCCCCCAGTTTCTCATTTATCTGACTGTCAATATAATGTTTATGCGTTACAACTATCTATTTATGCTTACATGTTTCAAATGGAAACCAAAAAGAAAGTGGGTAGATTAGGTATATTCTATCATGATAAAGAAAAAGGATTTCAATTAATACCATTACCTTATATGGGTTTAGAGGCTAAATCAATATTGGATTATTGGTCTAAAAATAATAAAAAATAAAAATATGCAAAAAATAGATTCAACAACCTATCACAGTTTAGTTAACTCTGATAAATTAACAATTGTTAAATATTCGGCCGATTGGTGTGGTCCCTGTAAGGTATTAACACCTATTATAGATGGGGTACTTAAAAGTTACCCAGATGTTAATGCTGGTGAAGTTAATATAGATGTACATTCTGATTTAGCGATAAAAGATGGTATTAGAAGTGTACCCACTGTTATTTTCTTTAAGAACGGACAACCAATTGATAAAATGGTTGGGTTACAACCAGCTCAAGCTTATACTAACAAAATAGAGAGTTTAAAGTAAGGTAGTTCCATTTACAGCTAGTTCATTTACCCTTATCATTGTAAGGTAATACGTTTTATATATGGCAAAAGAAAAGAAAGTTTCGAATTTTGAATTGAGGTTAACGACTGAAGAGAGTCTTGAATTAACTGATAAGTTGATGGGGTTCTACGATAAGTTGGACACGATTCAGGATTATTTCCTGGAAAGGAAAAAAGAAAAGATTGTTAAAATCGACAACGATAAATACACAAAGTTGATGTTTGACGACTATTCAATCGAACCTAAAGATATGAATTTTGTTCTTGAAGAGGTTGAGGGCAAACTATTCAACCCAGCAACCCAAATCATCACATCTTTACCACTTGAATCTCAAATTGGTAGACAAGTAATGTTAGGTATTAAGGAAACAACTACTAACAAGTATGTTGGGTTTATTCGTTTAGCATCACCAGTACTTTCAATTAAGCCTAGAAATGAATTATTTCAAGGACTTAAGGTTACCGCAAACGAAGTTAACAAATACATGATTAACGGTGCAATTATCGTACCTGTTCAACCATTTGGTTACAACTATTTGGGGGGTAAGTTATTAGCCTTAATCTGTTGTTCACATGAGGCAAGACAAATCTTAAAGGAGAAGTACGGTGAACGTATTGATACGGTATTCATGGAAACCACATCACTTTATGGTGATATTAAGGGTGTTAGTCAGTATGATGGTTTAAAACCTTTCATGAAATATGGTAGTATGACTGAATCTGATGTCTTCTTATTTCCAAACGATAATATCTATATGGAATTAAGAGATAGGTTAAGGGCTTTATATGGTAATCCAGAATGGAATGGTTCATTAGTTGACCCAGTTCCATCAACACCTAAAATGAGAGAATTTAATAAAATAATTTCAATTCTTAAGAATCATTTAAAAGAACAAGATCCAGTTAAGTACCAAGCATTTCATGATTTTACTAAATCACATATGAAAGCTAAAACTAAAAAGAGATATTACTATTGTACCTATGGGTACGATAACGTACCACAATATATTGCTAGTGATGGTCAAATTCCTTTGGTTAAGAGAGATAACTGGGATAGATACCAATTAGAACATATGATTGAATGGTGGAAGAATAAAGCACAACATCGTTACGAAAAACTTAAAGAAGAGGGTAGATTAAGGAATGAACTTGAAATCTATACCTTGGAGAAAATTGAAGCAGGTAACGTTGATATGGTAAGATAAAATTAAAAATAATATAAAAATGGATAACAAAAAAGTAACAAACCTATTAAGAGCCGTAGCGGACTTAATGGACCAAACAACTGAAGTGGTTGTAGAAACACAAAAAGAAGTTGTTAAAACTGTTGAAAAAACAAATGAAGATTTCTTAACTCATTCATTAAAGTTAATGAAAAGAATTGAGGATAACGATGCAATTAGAGCTTACCAAAATAAATTAGGTAAGACTAATAAAAGTTTAGCTGACGCTCTTGCTGAAATTCAAAAGATGAGAGAACAAGCAATTTCTGATATGATTAAAGAATCACAAAAAGCGTCAAATCCTATGGATTTAATGTCACAAATGGTTAAGAATTCAGAAAAATTTGGTAAACATCTTACTGAAGAAGGTAAAATAATGGCAGACGCTTTGAAGGGGTAATTCAATGTACGTAGAGATTTCACCAAGACAATCAGGTAAAACTACTCGATTGGTGAATGCTGCGTCTACTTTTCTACGAGAAAATCAAGAGTCTACTATTGGGATAGTATCACACAGTAGAGCAAATTCTGAGGAGATTAAAAGAAAAATTCTAACACGTTTAGAATTAGATATCTCGTGGAGAAACGGTATGGATTGGCCTGATGATGTAACTTCTAGGGTTGTTAATAATCATTATAAGGATAAAATACAAGTTAGACAACACACTAGGATTCAACGGGGTTATATGCCACCTGATTATTGGTTTTTTGATGAATTTGCGTTTATACGTGTGGTGGATTTATTTCCAGAAGGTTTAGAACATAACGACCACACTCAAGGTAATCGTATGGGTTTAGGTAATCAAATTGTAACTAACGCTTACTACTGTACAACACCGACAGATAGGTTTGGAACTTTAACTAAACTAATTGAATGGTGTCAAGAAAATGGGCAAACTATTACTTATAATAACCCATGGACTGAAGAAAGATTGAGAGAACAAAACGTATTAGGACCTTATATGAGGGATGCTGTTTTAGGTGATTGGATTGAATACATGACGGCTCACGGATTTCCAATCAATGGAATAAAAGAGAATTGGATGGTAAAATATATTAAAACACACAAATTTATTAATGGTTGATAGAGAAAAATTAAAAGAAGACTTAATGAATTTTAAGTTTTTATCCCAAGAGGAACAGAAAACCCGACAAGTTAAAAAATCTAACCCACTATTAATTAGTGAGAGTATGGTTGATGATCCTAATAACATTTTACCCGTATTAATTCCTGTAGACTCAACAAGTAAACTATGGAGAGAATGGAAATCAATTGAAGAACATGTTTCTTCATTCCCATTCAGACGTAGTCCAGGTCGTAATAACTATTTCTTGGTTAGAAACCAATTTGATGGTATGAACTTGGGTATTATCGATGTAGCAGCCGATTTCTTAGCTTTAGGTCCGAGAGATAGACACATTGGTTGGAATAAAGAAGATAGGGTTCTTAGAAATAGAAATATAGCAAACATTTCAGTTTGTGTACCAACCAGACATTTTGGTTATAATATGTGTGGTGGTAAGTTATTAACGTTATTGGCATCATCTGACGTGGTTGGTAATCATTGGAAGGAAAAGTATAATGATGACCTAGCAGGACTTACTGTAACGTCTTTATATGGTCGTGGGGTACAATATAACCGACTTAAACATTTCAATTATTTGGGTTTAACCCAGGGACAAGGAACTGTTCAAATAGATGAAGATTTGTATCAACAAATGAGGTTAATTGTTGAGGAAGAAGAGGGTGAGATACTTGGTGGACAATTCACAAGTGGAAAAAACTCCCGCATTAACATTATTAGAAAGGCTTGTGATTATTTGGGTATTGACGCTAGACGTTTAACAACTCACGGTAATCGTAGAGGTATATATTGGTGTGATAGAGGTGAAAACACCTCAGAGTTTTTAAAAGGAATCGATAAAGAATTTAAACCAAAAGATTTAAGTATTGACACATTAGTTAATCATTGGAAAGAAAGATGGGCCTATAAAAGGGTAGAAAATGTTAATAATAAAGACGCTTGGGGTAACAGAGTGGGGGCTAAACAGTAATGGATGAATTAACTAAAAAATGGGATGAATTTGGTCTCTTAGTTGGACTAACTGATATTGAAAAAACAATGTTGGGTTTAAATTGTGAAAGAACAGCCCTTCATATTATCAATGATTCTACTAATAAGTACAGTAACGTTGACATGTACATATTTCCAGTTCTAAGAAGAATTTCAGTTGCATTCACAAATGAAAATGGTTTAGATATATACCAATACTACCACATTAACCCAATAGAACTTTTAGATCATTTTACAAATTACATGGACAGTCAGGGGGCTCAAGATTTAATTAGTGATTTAAAACAGTATGAGCATATAGATTGGGAGGCTGAAATTCTTGCAATGTATTCCGAAAATTTTGCACATAAATTTAGAAACACCCCAATAGAGATAAAGCCTTTAAAATACTTGAAGAAACATAGATTGTAATGGATTCGTATCAATGGTTTTTAAGTGAGTTTGGCCAATACGGGTTTACATTATCTGTAACTCAATATCATCCAGATTTTTTTACACCGTCTAAAGTTGTATGTGAACCTGGTTCGGGGAGATTTACACGTATAAGACTATCACCTGAGTTGGCTGATGATTTGAGGGGTGGGTTTGTACCTTATGAACACCACGTAGAAGGACTTAGAGAACTTGTGAGAATGGAAATGAGAAGGCAATATGGTCATTTATTACGTAAAGACTTTAAACCTATTGAAAAATTACCTAAATATAGCTTTATATGATTAAAAAAATAATACACACAGCAGATATCCATATCCGTCTTTTTAAGAGACAGGAAGAATATATGGAACAGTTTGAAAGATTCTTTAAAGAATGTGAAGAACAAAAACCAGATAGGATAACTGTTGTTGGTGATTTGGTACATTCTAAAAATCAGATGACACCAGAACTTATCTATATGGTTATGACATTTCTAACGAAGTGTTCTAAGATTGCTAAGACCGTTGTTACTTTAGGTAATCATGACTTCTTAGTTAATAACCTTGATAGAATGGATGCTTTGTCACCAATCATTTCAACGATGGATAATCCAAATATTCTGTTTTTAAAACATACAGGATGTTATTTGGATGAAAATGTTGTTTGGTGTGTTTACGGACATATCGAAGAATCTAAGAGGCCTGAGATTGAACAAGCAAGATTGGAATATGGTGAAGATAAAACTTATATTGGTTTGTATCATGATCCTTTAATTGGTCTTAAAACTAATGTTGGGTTTGAATTTGAAGATGGTAAAGATATATCAATCTTTGAGGGTTGTGATTTGGTTATGTGTGGTGATATTCACAAGTATAGTTGTACCTATTTAACTCAAGAAAGAGAAACCGATGAATCTATGTTAAATCATTATTTAGATAACGGTTGGGTTGTTTGTGATTAATCTGACTTTGTCTTGTTTGGTGATATTTATATAATAAAAATATTATGATAAAAACATGTGAGATATGTCAAAAAGAATTTAAAACCTACCATAAAGAAAGAAAATTTTGTGGTAAAATATGTGCACAATCTCTAAAAAAATTAGAGAGAGACATAAGAAAATGTGAATACACTGGGTGTACCAATACAGTAACATATGTAAAAAACTCAACAAGAGAAAAAAGGTTCTGTTCCAAGAAATGTCAAACAGATTGGCAAAAATACGCACAATTGGGTGAAAACAATGGTAATTATGGTAGAGAAAATTCTTGGGGTAAACACAGTGATGAAAGAAAGAAAAAGATAAGTGATGCTATCAAAAAACATTGGTCTAGTGAGGATAGAAAAAATAAAAATCAATTAGGTAGGGAAAAGTATAAACTAAAGAACGGACATTACCCTATGATGAGTGAAGAAGGTAAAGAAAAAATATCTATAGCAACTACTAATAGAATACTTGACGGTAGTCATACTACATACATCAATTGTGAAAGGGGGTATTATTTTAATAATAAAAATAAGATAGACGAACAATATCATTCATCTTGGGAAAAACAAAGAATGATTGAATTAGATGGTGACGAAAATGTTATTTATTGGACTAAAAAACATAGTTTTATTATAAAATATGAACATAACGGTAAAACAAAACGATATGTACCCGATTTCTATATAGAATATAAAAACGGTGATAAAGCCATAGAGGAAGTAAAAGGTTTTATTGATGATAAAGAAGTTTTTTCATTAAAATACAGACAATGTAAAATATTTTGCGAAAACAATAACATCAAATACATGGTTAACTTTATGAAGAATTATGATAAATATAAAGATTTAATTTTATGACAGAAATTCAAGAAAAAGGAAATAAAATACTCGCTCACTTTATGAAAGTAGATTGGTCACCAGAATTAAACTATCATGAAGATTGGAATAAACTAATGGTGGTTTGGAATGCTTTTAAGAAAGAACACTCTTGGGGATTAAGGGCTCCTTATTTAGATGAGTGGGGTAATATAACCAAAATTAATGGGATAGAAGGGGCTATTTTAAGAGCTGATATAAAAGAAACTTGTAGCTTAATAACTGGCTTTATTAACAAATATATTCTAACAGAAGAAGAATATTTAAATTTTAAATAGTATTATTAAAAATAAAATAATAAAAAATGAGTAAAAAAATTAAAATTTGTCGTAAAACACCAATTGTAATGCCTTCATCAATGATTCAACAAGATTTTGGTGAGGACCCATATAACCATGGATATGTATTATGGGATATTGAAACCAAAGAACATAAATTAATAAAATTACCAAGTGATTATGGGTTTTATACATTTAAAATCAAATCAATTGAGGATATTGAAACCGAATCAGAAAGGTTATGTTAGAAGGTTGTGTATTAACTTATGAACAATCATTAGAGTGGTTGAACAACAAAATAAGTTTGGGAGATCCAAGTAGACACCCTTTCGATAGTAACCATGTTAATATTAGAAGATTAATGGTTATACGTAAAAAATTAATTGAGAGTAGGAAAACTGATATAGGTATTAAAATGTTTTTAACACCACACAATTTTTAATGGAAGTACCTAAAAACATACAGAATGAAATATGGGACTATTGTAGGGTAAATAACATTACCAACGTGGACCAATTCATGCTTAACGCTTTAATACAAGGATTTACTGTTGAAAAATACGGAACCAGCCCTATTGTACCACAAGTTATAGAAAAAGAAATTGAAAAGATTGTTGAAAAGATTGTAGAGGTTCCAGTAGAGAAAATTGTAGAAAGAATTATAGAAGTACCTGCTGAAAAGATTGTTGAAAAGATTATTACAGATGATTCACAAGTTCAAGAACTTTTAGTAACTATCACTAGGTTAGAAAAAGAATTAAAGATAGAAAAAGATAAAACTTCCAATAGTGAATTAGGTAAGCTATATCAGAGAATTGAAAATTTGGAAGCCCTATTAGAGGTTGAAAAGAACAGAAACAAACACGGTAAAACGACTGAAAACCCATTCGGAGATAAACCAACAAATTCAATAAAATGGGTACCAAAAGACGATAGAGAAAATTTATATAACGAATAATGGCAACTAAAACCAAAGAAAAAGTCACAATACCCGCCAAAGCAACAGTTCGTGTTGTTTGGGAGGATGCACCTGAAAACTATACAAAAGATAGGGTTAAAAGAATTGAACAATACATTGCTCAGAAATATTCTGTCGATAAAGTTCAGGTAATATTTAAACCTAAAAAAGTTGACACAGCCCATGGGGAGGTTGAAATGTCTATCGCTGACAATGTAATGGATAGTACGTATCAACGTAAACTTTTTAAAGAGTGGTTAGACGGTAACAAAATTGAAGTTGATTGGGATAAAATAATTCGTCTTGATGATAAGGTTAATGATAAGTTAAAACAACAACGTGACATTGAGTATCGTTACCGTAATTGGTATATAAAAGAATTAGAATGGGATAATTTTTTATCCTATGGTGACGGAAATAGAATAACTTTCGATAACTTGAAAGGTATAACAACCATCTCCTCCAACCCACCTAACATGGGTGGTAAGACAGTTTTATCGGTTGATTTGTTATTGTTTCTATTCTTTAATGAAACTACCAGAACTAAGGTTGCTGCACAAATTTTTAATAAGTTTAGGGATTCAAATACTGTTCGTGTTAAAGGTAAAGTTAATATTGATGGTGGTGATTATATTATTGAAAGAACATTAACCCGTTCTAAAAAGAAGAATGAAGAGGGTTATAATGTTAAAACAGATTTAAATTATCAAAGAGTATTAACTGACGGAACACTTCAAAATTTAGAAGGTGAACAAAGAAGAGAAACTGATGAATTTATTAGAAAATCTATTGGTGATGTTGACGATTTTTTATTAACAATTATTGCAACATCTGACAACCTAGAAGAATTAATTCACACTTTACCAACTCAAAAGGGTAAGCTTCTTTCTAAGTTTATTGGTTTAGAAATCATTGAACAGAAAGAGGAAATAGTAAAAGAGATTAAATCAGCTTGGGCAAAGAACCTTAAGTCTGAATATTATAATACTGGTAATTTGTCTAAAGAGGTTGGTGAATTAACAACTAAAATTGAAGAGTTAACTTTAGACAGTAAAACATGTAATGACTCTCTAACTCAGTTAAAAACAGACATTGATGATACAAATGACACTAAAGAGACTTTAATATCACAAAAAATACATATAGACGATGAGATTATTAAATTAAGACCAGAAGATATTGATAGAGAAGTTGACGCTGTAGTTGAAAAGGGTAAAAAAGTAAAAGAAAGATATGATTTACTCAAAGAAGAGTTCGATAAGTTATCAGAAATTGAATATGATTCACAAACACATAAAGAGTGGAAACAACAATTAAATGATTTAAACATTGCTAGAAGTCATAAAAGTATTAAAAAAGAGGGTGTTGAAAGCTTAATTAAAAATCTTGAAGAAGGTGAATTTTGTTCTTTATGTAAACAAGCTCTAAAAGATGTTGACCATTCAGATGAAATCAACCAAAATAAATTAACCTTAGAAGAGTTAATTAAAGGACTTAGTGATTTGGATGTTGAAATAGAAGAGGCTAAAAAAGAGATTGAAAAGTTAGATAAAATAAAAGAAAAGGTTGACGAATTTGATAAGAAATCTATCATGATTGACAAGACCGAATTGGAGATAGATAATCTAAGACACCAATTAAAAGATAAAAAAGACCTTAAAAAGCGTTACGAAGATAATATTGGTAACATTGAAAAAAATAAGGACTTAGATTCTAAAATATTGGGTTATTCAGCTAAATTAGAGAGATTAAGAAGAGAAAGAGACAATTATATTAGTAGAATACAAAAAAACAAATCAGATATTGAAAGATTTGAAGACATAATAAATAAAAACAAAGAATTGATTAAAACCATAAAGGTAGAGGAAGAGGTTAAAATAATCTTCGAAATTTACACAAGAATGGTTGGTAAGAACGGTATTACTAAATTAATTATGAAGAACGTAATGCCACTTTTAAACTCTGAATTAGATAGATTGTTATCAGATTCAGCGGATTTTAAACTAACTGTTGACATAAATTCAAAACAAGAAGTTGATTTCACCCTGGAAAGAGAGAATGAACATGGACAAATAGTTAGTTATTTGTTAACAGAAGGTAGTGGTTTTGAGAAGACAATAGGTTCTTTAGCTTTAAGGGTTGTATTATCTAGAATAAGTTCACTACCAAAACCAAATATCATCGTTTTTGATGAGGTTTTAGGTAAGGTGGCTAATGAAAATCTAGAATCAGTTGGTAACTTCTTTCAAAAATGTTCTGAAATGTTTGATAATATACTCTTAATTACCCATAATCCTTTAGTTAAGGACTGGTCAAACAATGTTATTAACATTGAGAAAGTCAACGACATTTCTTCTTTGACATTAACAAGATAATCATTATCTTTGTTGTAGATATTTATATAAAAAACGTTATGAACAAAAATCACAGATTTCTTTTAATAGTTCTTGGAACTGCAACTGGTATAGATAAAGACCTTAACTTTATCGCTGATGGTGAAACGGGTGTTAATTTTGTTGATGGTAAGGGTATGTTTATATGTACTTTTTTTAGTCCGTATACAGTAACCGAAATCCATGAAAGAATGGCACACAGACCAGCTATAATGATTTTTGATATCACAAATAATGACACTTACGGTGTTAATTTACCCCCCAAGTATTATATGGGTATATTCCCTGAGATACAACAAACTTTAGATAGTATTAATTTAGAAAGAAATTGGGAACCAATTGCTGGTGACGATAAAGGTAAAATTGTTGATGAAAACAACACAAATGTAACTACCAAGGTCAAACCTAAAAAAGAAACAGTAGAAGAGTACGATACTGTTAATGAAATCCTTGAAAAATTAAGTCGTAATAACTACGATAGAGAGTGTTTGACTGAAAACGAAAAGTTAATCCTAAATAAAGGATAGATTCCCAACCTATTGATAATCACAATAATTTATTTTACATTTGTAATATGATGATATTTGCGTATTGGACAGTATACGTTCTAATTGGTATACTATGGTTGTGGCGTTTCATTAAGGAACAACCAAAAGAATTAAATAATAATGTAATTGCCTCACTCTTCATTGTATGTGTATGGCCAATTGACATAATTTATAACATGTTTAAGAAATAATGAGCTGGAAAGATATATTTAAAAATCCCTTCAAAAAGAAGGTAGATGAAACAGTAACAGATGCCGATAGAGAAGCTTTTGTTCGGGTTGTGACAAACACACCTAAGAAAGAAAAGGTAACTAAACCTAAATACGTACCGTTAACATCCTGTATAATTGATGAATTAACATATAATATAGGTGATAAGGTTATTTGTCGTTCAAATGAACCAGAACCACTTTTAGTTGGTAAAATTATTGAATTTTGGGATAATAACGGTAAATGGTCGACACCAGTACCACAAGTTAAAGAAGAGAGAACTGGTAAAGTTCGTGGTGTGATGGGGGCTATTAGACCACATTCTCATGAGTTAATGGTTATTTTGAGAGAAATGAAACCTTTAGAACAATGGAATTACTTGATTCCTGAAGAATTAAGGTACACTAAAGAAGAAATTAAGAGAAAAGAGGATAATTATTTAAAAAGAAAGATGCCAAAGAGAAAATAATACGTATCTTTGTAAAAGGTTATTAAAAATGTTGTATGAGAAATATGAAAAGATTTTAAAACATAGTGAAAGAGTTGATTGGTACGAGACTGAAGTACCAAGAGAATTACTCACACCACTTGTTATAAATGTTGCATCTAACATCATTGAACAGATTAATAGGTATGACGATAGTGGCGTTGATAACAAACCTAAAAAAGACTATATTGAGTCTCTTTGGGAAAATGTTAGGAACTTACCTTATACTTTGAATGGGGATTTTTACTTAAAAAAGAAGATTGAAATCGAGGGTAAAGTGAAACTTAAAAAAGTTAAAGACGTAAAAACAACAAAAAATAGTCAAAGAATTTTCGGAAATAAATAAATAAACTGTTATAAAATATGAATAAATCGGTAAACATTAAAAGATTCATTGATACGTCAGAAGATAGTATCTCCATGTACCTTAAAGAGGTAAGAAAAATAGATATGCTGACTCCACAAGAGGAAGTTATCTTAGCCCAAAAGGTAAAAGAAGGTGATAGAGCTGCTTCTGATAGATTGATAAAGGCAAACTTAAGGTTTGTAATTTCAGTGGCGAAAGAGTATCAAGGTCAAGGTATACCGTTAGTTGATTTAATATCAGATGGTAATCTAGGTTTGATTAAAGCCGCAGAGAAATTTGATCCAACACGTGGATTCAGATTCATCTCTTATGCGGTTTGGTGGATTAAACAATCAATCATTCAAGGTTTGAATGATAACGCGAGAACTGTACGTCTTCCTGTGAACGTTACAAACAATATCTCTAAATTAAAAAGAGAAATTGAGAGGTTTGAACAAATTGAAGGTAGAAAACCAAGTGAAATTGATGTTAAGGTTGAAGGAACTGGGGAGACTTGGGATTTAACACCTCTACTCCAACCATCTTGTTCATCATTGAACGCTTCAATTAATGAAGATGGTGATGAATTAATGGATGTAATAGAAGATAAAATGTTCGAGAAACCTGACGAATCTTTTGAAAACCCAAAAGACATCCTTAAGGGTGAGTTAGAGAAAACTCTTTCTATTCTTTCTCCAAGAGAGAAAGCAATCATCGAATTATATTTCGGTCTTGGCGGTAGTCCATTAACATTGGAAGAAATCGGTGACGATTATGGTTTAACTAAGGAACGTATCCGTCAAATCAAAGAGAAGGCATTACGTAAACTTAGAAATAAATCAAAGAATTTGTTCGAATTTATGCATAAATAATAATATTTATTAGTATATTTATATTCTTAAGATATGGGTCGAACTGAGATATCCCACACAACTCAGCGGAATGAGTGACGAACACTCTGGGTGACAAACCCCAATCTAACCTAAACGGCCAGATGAAACAAAACCCCGAGAAATCGGGGTTTTTATTTATATTTTAATATGTAATTGGTCTCTACCAATCCTAAACGGTTCTCCCTTTGCTTTTTCGCTGAATACTGTTCTAATAATCAATACCCAATGATAAGGTGTATCTTCTTTTGGTATGATAGCTAAACTAATACCCTTTTCACCAACAGTATCTGTTACAACAAAATCAACATTATCAACAATATCACCTTGAACTATAGCCATTGCGATATCAGTTTTTGCTCTTTCTACGACATCTCTTATATCTGAATTAATTATAATAACCTTATTAGAATCTTTATGTCTAAATCTTTGTGAATCTGAATGTCCTGTACTTTGAACATCTAATGATAAACTAATATTCGCTGAGATTTGAGCTATTCTAGCTTCATTTACTAATTGCTCTATAATGATTCGTTTAATTTCCATTACTAATAAATATTTAATTTTTACTAAACAGACATATATTAGTATAAAGAATAACGTGATATTTATAATATAAACTAAAAGATGAAGAATTTAATAATATTTTTAGATAAATGGTCAGGAAGAATTGCATTACCATTGATTTTTGTGGTGTTTTTTAAGACCTGTACTACTAATGGAAAAGTAGAAAAAGTAGAAGAAAATTTAACAAATGAAATACATAAGACTGATTCTGGTCTTAAATATAAAATGGTTTCAAAAGAAGATATTCAGAGAATGTTAACAATTGAGGGGTTAAAAGTTGAGAAACGAATGATTCAATCAACCGATAGAAAAATATTGGATGTTAATCGTCAGTCTGAAATTGATAAGGAAATCGAAAAATTAGAAAAAAAGTAATATGTTAAATTGGATAAAAGGGAATAAACGAGGAATTATTCGTTCAATGTTTTTAGTCCCAATCATTCTTGTAATGATAATTTCCATTGCTCACGTTATTAGTTGGTATGACTTATCTAACCCAATGAGTTGGGCAATATATCTATCAATAGCTATTGAAATAGCTGCGATGAGTTCTATCGCTGCAGCTTCAGTTAGGGTTAAAGGTGGTGTTTGGTTTGTCTTTGCTATAGTAACACTAATACAATTTATAGGTAATATATTTTTCTGTTATAAAGATACAGATATAACGAGTCAAAATTTTAAAGACTGGATTGATTTAACTCAACCAGTTTTTGATGCTTTAGGGTCGGACACGAAAGATTTAATAGGTCAAAGACGTTGGTTAGCGGTATTAGAAGGTGGTTTATTACCTTTAATATCATTAGCGTCATTAAATTTCTTCATCAAATATGGTGGGGCTGATGATGAAACGAAAGAAACAACCCCAGAACCAGAAAAACCAGAAGGTACTCCGTTATCAAAATTACCAGTACCACCAGTAGAAGATGCTGTCACAATTGATCAAGTTGTAAATAATATGACCACAAGAGAGGTTGAAGATACTGAAATAATGTTGGGTTTACAAGATAGTATAGTAGAGGAAAACAGTAGATTCAATCAAGAGGCATCAAATGATGACAATACAGGGGTACAAAGAGCTTTAGAAGCTAATCATAAAAGGAGAAGTGAAGGTACGGATAAGTGGGCTTAATTGATGTAAAGACATATCCATTGAATGACAGTAATTTCTATAAAGAAAGTTATGATAAAACACAAATTATCATAGGTCACACTTACAGAACTAACATGTTACATTTTGGTGGGTGGATTAACCGTTTAAACGGTAAGAACAAAAAAACAGCCACATTTACAATCAGTAAAGAAGGTAAAATTTACCAACACTTCGATCCAACCTGTTATTCAATATTTATAGATAAGGAACAAGATAAGTCTTCCATTTCCGTAGTATTAGAAAATGTTGGTTGGTTTAAAAAAGATGTTATGGTTGATAGATATGTTGATTGGTTGGGGCATAATTATAAGAAAGATCCTAATGATGTTTTAGTCAAGAATTGGCGTAATTACACATATTGGGATAAATATACAAAGGAACAAATGGATTCGGTAAAATATTTGGTGGATAAATTATGTGTAGAACATAACATACCTAAAAATTTTATTGGACATAATGTATACGATGAAAATGTAGACCTTTTTAAGGGTATAACTTTTAGAAGTAACTATTATCAAGAAGTTACGGATGTAAATCCAGCTTTTGATATGGAATTATTAAAAAACATATAAAATGAAAAACAACCCAAATGACATTAGAACCCTTTTAGGTAAGGTTAGAAAAATACAAGAAAGTGATCAACAAATTGGTTCACTTAATTCTGATGATATCAAAAAATTACTTGAGGAACAAAAAAAGCCACAACTTTCTGTTAAACAAAAATGGACTTTACTTACTGAAGAAGAGGAAGAAATGGTTATAGATATTAGTGATGAAAAAGCACAAGAAGTCACACCAGATGAACAAAGAGAAGAAGAAAATAAATTTAAAGATATCGTATCTAAATTAGTTAAATTTAGTAAGATAAAAGTTTATAAACAAAATGTTGAATGGTCTGGTGAACTAGTACGTGAGAAGATTAAATGGGTTTATTCATTGAATGAAAACAACGGATGTTACATTTCAATTGAAAGTCAAGATATGTTACCACTAACCACAGAGGTTATTGAAACATTTAAGAAATTAAGGGGTTATTACGATGCTTGGTCAGATGAATGGTCATCTAGGTTAACTGGAACACCAACAACAGGTGGAGAAGGTGAAGGAACTGCAGCACCAGAACCAGGTAATGAAGGTGGTGGTGGAACTGAAGCGGGTGGGGGTTTTGAATTTTAAAAATATGGAAAAGAAAGATAAGTTTTTAATGATATTGGTGGGTGGTTTGATTATAGCTGTCCTTTTTCTATCTTGGAGAATCGGTATACTGAAGAACAGTAGTAAGGATGCTCTCGATGATATGAAGAAATCTATTATAGCAAACGATAGTTTAACGAAAGAGAAGGATGGTCAGTACGCTAAATTAGTTGATTATTACAAGTCTGAGAAAGATTTAAAGAAAGAACTTAAAGAAAGTAATGAAGAGTTATATAAAACAATAAAGAAACAGGGTGAGAGAATTCTTAGTTTAACTAGTGTTGTAATATCATTACAAGGTGCCGTTAATGAGGGGTTCGGTCACACCGATCCTGTTGATTCAAATCTAATTAATTTAACACTCAAATACCCAGAAGATAAAAACCCCTTTATTACATGGGGTGGTTCTGTAAATAAAAATACAGCACACTATAAAGGTGAATGGACCTTTGGTAAACTACCATTACAAATTGTTTTAACCGAAGAAAAAAGAGGTTTATGGAAAACGAGACTTATCGGACCTGATTGGTTTAAATGTGATTCTCTAATGGTTAACAGTCTTCCAGCTGAACAATACACAGAAAATAAAGCCAGAAAACTACAGTTTTTAGTTGGTGGTGGTTATAATAAATCATTATCCCCAACAGGAGCTGATGCTGTTAGTGTCGGTGGTGGGATAAATGTTTTTGACAAACATAATATCATATTGAATGTTAATACAAATAAAGAAATAGGAATTAATTATTACTATAAATTTCAATCATTTAAAAAGAGGAAATAATGAATCAACAAATACAAAATCTATTAGAAGATATTAAAAACAATAGTGATAAGTCTATCACTTTGTATACAATGGAACATTGTCCAGCTTGTAACGAATTAAAAAGAAAATTAGACCATGTTGGTATTATGTATGAGTTTGTAGAAATGGAGGGTAATACAGAAATGTGGGATTACCTTAAAAAAATTGGTGGTCAAGATTATGTACCACAAGTTATGATTGAAGGTAAGTTAATCACTGAATATAATGAGGTTAATGAATTGATTTCAAAAGTAATAAGTGAAATGGTTGGTAGAAGAATTGTAATTAATTAAAATTACCTTATATTATTTTTAAAAGAACCACCTTTAGGGGTGGTTTTTTCATTAGAAGGAAGATATTTATTAAAAAAGTGTACCCTTTGAGATCTCAATAAATTTATATTAAAATAATAAATAAAGTAAAAAACAAAAAAATGGCTAAAAAAGTATTAAGATACACTGAAGAAGAGTTTGTAACTCTCTTAGAAAATATCGTAAAGAAAGTTAAATCTGAAGAAAAAAGAGTTAACGAATCTAAAAATATTACTAACCAGGATAGAAACAACAGAAGAAACTCTCTAAACGAAAGATTCAGAAAACTCTAATTAATTAATGAACAGAAACGGTATTAAACACATCCTTAGAGAAGAACTCACTAAGTCAGACGAGACTAGGATTAAAAAACTAGCTCGTGATGAGTTTGATACGCTCATAAAGAAACACTTAAACAGTGATCAACTTGAGAAAACCGTTAAAGAATTAGTTGTTAAGAACTTAAAAAAAGATAAGCCAACCCAAAAGGAAGTTGCTATAATTACAAAGGAAGTTATGTTGAAATTCTATAAAGTTCTTTGGACTAGAAAAAACTTTTGGAGTAATGGTTTAGAAAATATCTAATGGCAAAGAAGTTAAGTAAATTTAGTTTACACCCACCAACCGATAAACCCAAAGAGGGTATGAGGATTAGATTAATCTCAATGGTTGATGATCCTAATCCAGTATCACCAGGTACTGAAGGTACTATTCGTTTAGTTGACGATATAGGCACAATTCACGTTAGGTGGGATGATGGTAGACAGTTAGGTGTTATTCCTGGTGTTGACCAATACCAATTATTAGAATCTAATATTAAAGGGGTTAACCCACCAAAGACAACTAGACTATCGTCAACCACAAAAAGTGCTATTAAATCTTCTGGAATTAAATCAAACCCTAATATAAAAAAAATTAAAGTTGAAGGTGAAACAGACACATCATGGGATGAGTTAGTTAACGATGAAGTTGAGGATAAAATTAAAGGTGGTAAAGCTGATAAACTTTCTATTAAAGATTTATCAAAAAAACATAAAGTTTCCGTTGATGAAATCAAAAAAGAAATTAGAATCGGTGTAAAAATCGAAAAAGAACATGTTGGTGATGACATCAATAAGGCTAAGGAAATAGCTATGGATCACATCTCAGAATTCTCCGATTATTATTCAAATAAAAGATATGGTGTTTTAGCATCTGAAAAGGGTTTAAAAAAATCTAAAAAGGAAAAAGAAGAAATAGATTATATGACATCGACTGGTTCGGTTGGTGGTGTAAACGGAATGGGTTACAGTTCACCAGCGGCATGGGGACCAGGGGTTTTAACGAAAAAAACTGGTGTTGCTAAATCAGGCCCAATAAAGGAAATGACAACGACATTTAATACAGATAGAACTGAGGGCACTAACCCTTTAGGTACTAATCCGTGGAAAGATTTAGATCATGATAAATGGAATTTTGACGATGTACCTACTTGGAAAGGCGGTAAAATTATTGATCCTCTAGCTAAAATTAAAGGTACTTGGGATAATGACAATTTAGACATTTCTAAAGAATGGGATAAATCTCAAAAGAAGAAAAGTTTAAAGAAAGAAGATTTCTTAAGAATGGTTAATAACCGTCTTAACGAATCTAAAGAATCAACAAAATACTATGTTACAAAAAATTCAGGACCTGGAACAAAGGTGGTTAAAGGACCAGTATCTAAATCCCAAGCTGAAGATTTTGCTAATAAAGAAAATGAAAAGATTTTAAAACAACAAGAAACAATTAGAAAAGGTCAAGTCACATCTGATGCGGCTAAAGGTGTTCCATTGAGAAAAGAAAAATATAAAATCTTTAATGTTATTACTGATAAAGAGTTAGATAACGTTGGAAAAGGTTGGTGGGATGAGATAGAAAAAGAAGTTAAAGACGTAGAATTAGATGAAACAACAACATTTGGTTCGGTTTGGGGTTCAAATGGTCCTCCAGTCGGTCCGGCTTTCGCAGCCAAAAAGGGACAATGGAATATGATTAAGAAACCAATTTGGGTTGGTGGTACTATAGTACAAAAAGACATTGAAGAAAGTGTATTAAACCCTATTACTGAGGTAAACAAGGTTAAATATAATCCTAACGGTAAAATTGTTACAATTAAGAAAAAATGCACAAAATTCCCATATTGTAGTCAGGGGGCTATAGATAACCCGTTAAATTTATCTAATACAACGAAAGGTTCTGGTACTTATGTAGAAGAAAATTTCTTAACCGATGAGACAATTAAAAACATTAAAGAGGTTGCTGACAAAACAGGTAAATCATTTAATGAGGTTTATCGTACTATTATAAAGAGTTTAAGTTAATTAACAGATATTTATTTAAAAACAAATAAAAAATGTCAAAATTTAGTAAAATAGTAAAAGAAAATATTAAGAATCTTCTTGGGGAAGGTTTCGAAGATATGGAAATTGCTTTTGGTACAAAAGAAATTAAAAATTTATCTGACGCTGAAAAGAATCAATTTGGCCCAATGGGTCAATTAAAAACCGATAATGGAGCTAGTTTTAAGAACCCAACCACTAACGGTATGAAAGAGGTTGATAAAGCTAACAAACAAGGTGGTACTGACGCTAAAGCTTACTATAAAGAAGTGGCTAAGAAAATCAAAGACTTTCAAACACCAAACGATAAAGAAAAATTTGACGCACCAAAAACACCAACAAACGCAAAAGGTGAGAATGAAAGAATTAAAACAACTGGATACGATGTTGGTATAAGTGGGATGGAGGTTACTGCTGATTTAGCTGCTGAAGAAGGTGGTGATGAAGCAACTAAAAAACTATACAAAGATAGAATGGTTAAACTTAACAAGGGTGATAAAACCTACGAAAAGATGGTAAAAAACGCTAAAGAAACTAATACTTTAAAATATAAAAAAGAAGCAAATAACACAAGACCTGTGAAACAACAAAAATCACCTCAACCAATGGGAGAAAATATTAAATACGAAGGTGTCGATTCAAAAAACATCTTTAAAGCAAACGGAAAACTTGTATCAGAAGAACAAGTTATAAAATTAGCAAATAAAGTTCCATCAAGAGTTAAGGTTGATGAGTCTGTTTTTGCAATCACCGATGGAGAAAACACCTACAAAATTCTTTGGGAGGGTGATTCTAAATCTGGCGAACCAATAGTTACTAACTTCAAGAATACTGAATTAGTTAAAGAAGATATCCAAGAAATGAAACGTCTTTGGAACTTTAAAACAAGTGACGCTATTTCTACAAAGAAAAACATTACAGAATCTGGTGAAGATGCTTTCAAAAGAATGTTGAAATTGGTTAAAGAAAATGCTAAAGAGGAAGAGGAAGAAGAAACTGAAGAAGAAGATTCAAAAAAAGGTTTAAAAGGTAATCAGAAAAAACTTGACAAGAATAAAAACAATAAATTAGACTCAGAAGATTTCAAAATCTTAAGAAGTAAGAAAAAATAAGTTTATTTAAAGATAAAAACCCCTCTAATGAGGGGTTTTTGTTTTAAATGAATATTTATAATTAAATAATAACAATAAATTAAGTTTTTAAAATGGTATTAAAAAAAGGTGATAAAGGTTCTGCGGTTAAAAAACTACAAGAACTGTTAAAACTAACGGTTGACGGAGATTTCGGACCAGGAACAGAAGTTGCTGTTCGTAATTATCAAAAATCAAAAGGATTATTAGCTGACGGTGTTGTCGGGGCAAAGACGGCTGAAATGATAGGGTTTAAAATCGAAGATTACCTATCAACAGATTTAAGTAAATCTACCGCTTTAAGACCAGCTTCTGTTGACACATCTAGTCAAACAAAATATGTAACAACTGAAGGCCTTACTATTAATAAATTTTATTTAGCAACTGATGAGTATATAAACGCTAACATTGCCAAAACATGGTTATTCTTACACCACACAGCTGGTGGTCACGATCCTTATTCTACAGTTAAACAATGGGATAATGATACAAGAGGACGTATTGCAACACAATATGTTATAGGTAATAAATCAGCAACAAACGGTGATACTAAATTTGACGGTACTGTTGTAGAGTGTTTTCCAAACGGTAATTGGGCATATCATTTAGGTGATAACGGAAGTTCACATTTACACCCAGAATCAATAGGAATTGAAATTTGTAGTTACGGTTATCTGGAGAAAAAGGCTGATGGAAAGTTTTATACTTATGTTGGTAGTGTAGTACCCAGTGACCAAGTTTGTGATTTAGGATTCAAATTTAACGGACATCAATATTATCACAAATATACTGACGCTCAAATAGAATCAACACGTAAATTAATTATAGAAATCGTTAGACGTAATCCAGGTATTAATGTTCAAAACGGTCTAAAACAGTGGTTGAAGACAGAAACTCCAGCTGTTGCTTTCGGATACAAAGACGACGCCTACTTTGGTAGAGTTAAAGGGGTATTAACCCATACAAATGTCCGTAAAGATAAAACAGATTGTCACCCACAGTCCAATCTAGTCCAAATGATTAATTCCCTTTAATTTAAAGATAAATGTTTTATATATGAGTATGAGAGGGAAAATACAACAACTTGATTTTATAGAATATATCTCAAAACCTATGGAAAAGGAAGATATTACATTGATGTTTAAAATTAATAATGTAACACCAGAAAGAAGTGGGTTATATTTAGATTTTACACACTCTTTATTTGAAATAGTAACCACAACTTATTTGGGTGATGAAGTTATGAGTGATAAATCAACTAAAGAACATTTTGATTGGTGTTGGAATAAAACAATAAATTCGTTTAAGAAAGAGAAGGTATATTTCGAGAGTACTGAACTATATAGTTACTTCATAACTCTATTCATAGAGTCTTTCTATAATGAAAATGATAAATCAGAAGAGAATGTTAATAAGTTATTGGATTTTTGGAGAGACATCTTCACCTATTCAACTATTAAAACTCGTTCAGAATTAGAGGCATTCCTTGATTTATATAAACTTTTTGATAAATCTTTAATGAATTAGTATTTATTTTTGGTATAATACCACTAATTTTTACTTTAAATAAATGTTTTAATATGGATTCAAGAATTTTCGACATAGTAACAGCTAAATTAGCGACTAAAAAATTAGAAGCAGAAATCGAATTAGAAAGAGTTATTAATGATAACTCAGATTCTTCAACTGAAGATATTATAGAAAAAATAATGTGTAACATTTCTAAACTAGTTAAAATCACATCAGAACAACAATTGTGGTTAAATCTATTGAAACAAACACAACAAAGACCCGAAGAGGCAAATAATAACAAAAACAAATAAACAATTAAAAAAATGACAACAGACAGTCTAAATTCACTAAAAACATTAGTTACTGAATTCGAAAGTAATTATTCTAAATTCACTGAAAAAGGAAATAAAGCCGCAGCAACACGTGCTAGAAAAGCTTTACAGGACATCAGAAATCTTGCAAAAGATATCAGAACTGAAATTAGTGATTCTAAAAAGAAATTAACAGCCTAATATGGTTGAATCTCTCTTAAATAAAGTATTATTCATAATTTTCTTCCTTTCAATTCTTAATATTTTAAGACATGGTTGGAAAATTTTTATGAGATTGAGGGATGAAAAAGTTCCTAATAAGTACGAGCTCGCGAAAGTTGAGCTTGTACTTTTGGGTCTTTCTGTCGCGTATTTAATTAGTACAATTTTTACAGGAATTAAAATATAATGGAAATAGGAAATAAAGTTCGATTAAGAGATGGCCGAACAGGTACCATCATTAACAAAGAAGTTCCCTCATGTAAATGTAAGGGTCAGGGTGACTGGATAATAGAAATTGAAACTATTGTTGAAGGTACTATCAGTAAAACAACGATAAAATCGCCAATAAGTAAGAACTTAGAGGTTATAGCTTAACATAAATTAAAATGATACAAGAACGTTTTGAAGAACTACAACCTTATTTAAAAGGTATAAAATTATCAGATGAGTTTGTCATTGTCGAATCCATGTTAAAAACATCTTGGAAAATACGTGATATTCTTCCAGATGACGTACAAGTACAAACTAAAGATGAGAATCGTAATGATGGGTTGAAGTATCATATGATTTATTCAAATGAAAGAACAATCGATGAATTAATTGACGTTTTAGAAGGTATTGTAAATACAAATATTGAAATAGAACAAAAACAAGCATTACTTCGTTCTAAAGTTGAGGAATTAAAGAAAATGTTTGAAGAAAAACCATTAGATGAATTAGTATCCTTAAAATTTAGTTCAGAAATGGATATAACATTAAAACCGAATAAACCCGAACCTCCACCAACGAAAGTTTTACGAGAAGGGGAAAATCCAAATACAATCAAATCTGATGTCAGTACCGAAAAAGTTTAATGAAACAGTAAACCTGAAAAAAAGATTCGATTCATTAAATGAATTAGTTTTCTTTACAGTAAAGTACGATTATAAACTTACTGAAGATTATAAAGACCATTTACATGAAGAATTTGATGTTGATGGTGAAATCACTGGTACTAAAGAATTTTACGCCTTAGATGAAGAACAGGCGATAGCTAAAATAGAAAATTGGTTCTTAGTTCTTACAGATAAAAAAATTCTAGAATCTTCCACTATAAACTCAATAGAAACTAAGAGTTTTAAGGAAACATTAAAAGAAAAGAAACTACTAAATTTATTATACAACGAATTATAAAAAAACCCTCTTAAAGAGGGTTTTTTTTATTCTACAAATCTATCCCATTGGTCAGATCTAATCTTATTTAAATAGAAAGAATCGATTCTACCTAATTCTTGTTGTAATTCACCCCATCTTTCGAACTCTTCAAAATGTTCCATCCTATCATCCCACAATTCAACTTCACGAACATCTGGATATTGTTTTAATAGATTATTCAAATGACTAATCTTATTCTGTAAAGTACCACCTCTATCGTTGAATAGATAATGGTTAAATTTGTAACCAATTGAATCAGTAATACCTTTAACCAAATGAGCCTGTTTTACCAGTCTACCAGTCAATAAAACCGTTACAGTTTCTGGACTTTTAACTTCTTTCTGCCAAGCATCATAAACCTCTTTTATCGGTGCCATCTTCCATACTGTAGTATCTAAAGATTCATCTCTACCCCACCAACCTAAATAAGGCCATGGTTTACCGTAATTATCAGCCCACATTTGTTTGTTTTCTGGAGATCCAATTGGAGTATCTACCAAAGTACCATCAAAATCAAACACCGAAATCTTTCTTTTTGTCATAATTGAGTCTATTATTGTTTATAAATATAAATATTTTAAAAACAATTATCACTATGAAATTATTACTTTTTATGTTAATAGCGTATGGAATCTCAAATATCTTGGTATATGGTTCTATATTTGAGAAATGGAGAAACTTTTGGTCCACGGTAAACCCAGGATTTTTCGGAATGTTATTCACTTGCATGATATGTTTACCAACATATGTTGGTTTTATGGGTTCATGGCTTGTTTACTCACCATCAATAGACTATGAAATAGTTACCGAGGGTATTAACTTTTTTGGGTTGTTCACATTCCCTAAAGAATTGGTTGCTATATTCTTGGACGGTTGTATGACATCTGGGGCTGTATGGTTAATTCATACAAAACAAGAAAGTATTGAAAGAAGTCATCAAAACTAAATACAGTGAGGTATCAAACTACCCCATACCTGTTAAAAGATATTAAATTTACAAAAAATAATTTAGCTTTTAAAAATGACTACTTAGAGAGAGATAAGAAACACACTCATTATGATTGGGAAGGTTTAAAAAAAAGTCTAATAGAGAATGGTTATGATCCTGAAAAATACGGTTACATAGAAATATCTAAAGACGGTTATATATACGATGGGCATCATAGGACTTCTGTATTACAAGATATTTTTATTAATGATGAGAAAAAGGAAGTGTTAATTAAAAAATCTAGTATGAACTATAATTTAGAGATATTTTTAATTTTCACTATACTCTTTATAATTTCACCCATATTAATAGGTAGGTACTTATTTAAAAAAATAAAATCGATTTTTAAGTAAATTATAACCATATTTATAGATATGGCAAAGGAATATCAATCGGTAGGGATTCTCATTATATCACGAGATACAAATAAATTCTTAATGTTACATAGAGTTAATCACCCAGCAGGTACTTGGTCAGCGTTAGCTGGAGGTATGGAAGGTGATGAAAAACCAGTAGAAACTGTTAAAAGAGAGATAAAAGAAGAAATTGGTGTAGATGCATCAATGGTTGATGGGATAAAAGTTGTAGGAACATCAAACGTTATGGGACATTTACATTATGTAATGGTAGGGTTTGTTGATAGAGAATTTAAAGTTCCAGAATTACAAAAGGATGAAAATGATAAGTATGGTTGGTTTTCAGCTGACAATTTACCATCACCACTACATCCAGGCTTCTTAAACTCTTTAGAAATGGTTAAACCTTTCTTAAACTTAAGAGAAGTATTTAAAAGAGAATTCAATAAATTATTAAAATGAACAGAAATTTCGTAAAAGACGAAGAACGTAAGATGTTACAAGATGTAGTATCAACTGAGATTAAGAAAGAAAATTTTATCCGTGAAATTTTGGGTGGTTTGGGTGAAGAAATTAAAACAGAACCTAATAAAATTCAAAAGAAGTTAACATTTTGGGATAAAGTTAAAAAAGCGTTTTAAATGGTCAAAACAATTATAAGAATAATAAACCTTAAAGAGTTTGTTGATTTTGCTTATTCAATAAAAGAGATGAATGAGGTAAAAGAAATGGGATTTCCAATTCCTAAAGCTATGACATTTTTATTATCCAAACAGAATCACAATTCAATACAAAAAGAAATTCTTAAAGAAAAAAATTTAAGTAATTCAGAAATAGAATTCAGTGATGAATTTGAAGTTGAAATATATGGTATAAATTTTAAATTTGTTACAGAATGAGTTTAAAATCGTTTCATGATCCAAAATCAATCTGGTAATAGAGAGTGAGTTAAATTACGATAGAGCAACAATAACTAAACTTTGTAACGGTAAAGGTAAGACTGCGTATGGGTATAAATGGGAATATGTTAAAAAGTGATTTAGAAATATCTAAAGGTTTGGTTGCTTCATTGGATGAAGTTGGTCGTGGTTGTTTAGCCGGACCTGTTGTAACAGCAGCTGTTATCCTCCCTAAAGATTTCGACTACCCAATAGTTAAAGATTCCAAAAAATTATCCGAAAAAAAGAGAAAAGAAGCTTTCGAACTTATAAAAGAGAAAGCCTTAGGGTATACAATCTCCTTTATAGACCCTAAAACAGTCGATAGAGTCAACATTCTTCAAGCAACCATGTTGGGTATGCATGAATGTTTAGACTGCCTTAAAATCGATTTTAATCACATTTTGGTAGATGGAAACTACTTCAATAAGTACAAAGAAATACCCCATACCTGTGTAATCAAAGGTGATGACACTTATTATTCAATTGCTGCAGCTTCTATTTTAGCTAAAGTATCAAGAGACGAGTATATGAAAGAACTCCATAAAGAATTCCCAAATTATCAGTGGGAAGGTAATAAAGGGTATGGTTCTACTGGTCATATAGAGACAATCAAAAAAATCGGTATTACTGAACATCATCGTAAATCATTTTTAAAAAATATCCTTCAGTCTTAATTTTATTTTTCCTACTTTTTATTATGAAATTACCAAACGAAATAGTAGATGCTGCTATACATTACACAAACAACTTCATAAAGCAATATAAAAGAGAAACTTATTTATCTAACGATAAAGTTGTAGAACGTGCTAAGAATTTCTATGATAATGAAAAAAATATTATATGGATAAACAGTAGTAATGAAGTTAAAGACAAATTAAAAAATATTGATAAGCCTTGGGTTTACCATTACTCTCTACATTTAAATTGGGTTACCTTTTTTACGACATATTGGGGATTTATTCATAACCAAATAACCACTGAAGATTTCATTTTAAAATACGGTTATACTGAAGACAAATTACTTGAAGTACTCGATGTTTTTCAAAAAAACATGAATTTGGAAGATATTTTGAACCATGTAGACGGTATTATAGAAGATGGTGAAAATATTTATTTAATAAAAGCAGACCTTGATTTTATTAAAACTAAGTTAGAGAGGTGGAAGATTTAATCACATATTTAAATATAATCCGTAAAAAATTGGAAGGGTATGATTTTACGACATTCTCAATTCAATTAATAATGGATGAAATAACTGATATAGCAACCATTAATTGGGTAAAAAATGGGGATCCTAAATTAACTGAAGAACAATTTCTTAAAGTGATTTATAGAGCGATGGGTGAAGGTGATATTATCTTGAATTAGAACGATATAATCGATTATAACCAATCCCAGTTCTTTCATGAATTTTATGGTACCAAGTACCCCTGTTTTCTTTAGGTATTGAACCAAAGAAAATGATATCTACCACTTTATTATCAAAACAATAGGTTCTTACTTTATTATAAAGCCTTATTGTTTCATCAATATCTTTACAGGTTACAACATTTAAACTTAAGCCCTCAATAACAAGTTTGTTGTTTAACATTAAAATTTGTTTAGGGTTTTTCTTCTGTAAGTTTGATATAACAACGTGGTCAATGATTTCTTTAGCTGTTAATTTACGATTAGAACCACTAACATTAAAAGTCTCTTCAATTTGATACTTGGTTGAATCCATTATTATCCATTCATTATCATCAAGAGTTTCTTCAACAAATTTACCTAATTCGTTCTTAACAGTACGATTTTTGTCATCCTCTTCTCTCTTTTTTAACAATAAAATCTCATAATTAACGTCTGTTAATTTTTTATCTTTATAAACTTTAGTTTTTGGGAAGAATCCCTCTTGAGACTTTAGTTTTTCAAACCTATAATTAACATCATATTCTCTACTATAGGTGTGGAGGATTTTGGTTTTTACTCTATTTTCACATAATACTATTTGATACATCACTATATAAATATTCCACACATTAAAATATGAACAAGTATTATGAAATTTTAGGTTTAAAGCCTGGAGCATCTGAAGAAGAAATTAAGAAAGCGTGGAAAAAAATGGCCTTACAATGGCATCCAGACCGTAATCCATCCGAAGAGGCCAAGGTTAAAATTCAAGAAGTTAATGAGGCTTACGAAATTTTAATGGGGAAAAAACAAGCACCCAGAGAAGAAATACCTAATCACGGATTTAGAAACCCATTCGACCAATTCAGAAATAGGGGTGGATTTAGGATGAAAGCGAGACCATTAAATTTAGTGGTTGACCTAACAATTGAAGATGTTTTTAACGGTACAACAAAGAAAATTATATATAATGTTAATAGAACCTGTGGTACTTGTAATGGTGTTGGTGGTACTAAGAAGGTATGTACTGTTTGTAGTGGTAGGGGTTTTAAAAACGAAAACAATTTTGCCATGGGTATGAATGTTTTCTCTATGTGTAATAGTTGTGGTGGTGCCGGACAAATTTTTGCTGAAGCCTGTAAAACCTGTAGTTCTAACGGCGTGGTAAACCAAACTGAAAGTGTGGATTTAAAGATAACTAGAGGTATAACTCACGCTTCAAAGATGGTTTATACAAATTCTGGTAATGATGTACCAGGAGCGAACAGAGGTGATATATTTTTTACAATAAACGTTTTAGAACACCCAATATACACATTAGAAGGACTCAACCTTCATAAAGACGAAGAAATATCCTTTATAGATATGGTTTTGGGTAAAAATATTGAGGTAGATACCTTAGATGGCCGTGTTAAATTCACTATACAACCAGGTTGTGAGGCTAATACCACTTTTAGATTAACGAAAAAGGGTGTAACTGACGATGAAATTGGTGTATCGGGTGATTTATATGTTAAAATAGTACCAAAGATACCAAAAGAAATAACCCCCGAAGAAACCCAAATTTTAGAAAACCTACGTTCGTCAACCAACTTTTCGTGATATTTATTATTAATGAAAAAGAAGGAATTATTGAATGAAGTTATGGGGGTACCCAAAGCTCTTGATTTTTGGGTAAACACTTTCACTTTATTACTTACTGGAATGGCCAAGAAAATTACTGATTCTGAAGAAATAGACGAAACAGATTTTGATTGGAACAATTCAGATACAGGTGAAGAAGTAACAGGAAAAATGTATAGGGGTATTGCCAAAATTAATGGCCACCAAGCTATGGACCTTCTTGTTAAAATGGGTGGTGGTACTGAAAAAAGTTTAGAAGACACAAGAAATTTTTTAAAAAGTGATAATTTTAAGAAATTTCCAATGTTTCGACCATCTATTAAGTTAACAATGTTATTTTTACCTGATAAAGTTCTTGAACATGAGAAAGATAAAGATTTATGTGAGGCATCACATAATAGTCACGGTAGTAAACTATCCCCTATGGGTGGTGATGTTGTGGTATATACAAACCAAGAATTTACATTTAAAGTTTACTCACCATCTTCTTGGTTAAATGATTTAAATACAGAGGCATTCAAAAAATCTGTTAGAACATCTGTTTCACATGAATTACTTCATGCATATGAATCATATATGAGACTTAAAGGTGAGGGTAAATCAGAGAGTACAACATTTTTTGGTAGAGAAACAATGTTAAATGCGGCCGCAAAATTCATGAAAGATAGAAAATATCCACAATGGTCTTATTTTTTAAATTTAGTTTACCTACATTTGTCTTTTGAAATTAACGCGAGAGTAACCCAACTATATTACGAATTAGAAGATAAAGGTATTAAAACTTATGACGAGTTTATGGATGCCGTTAAAAAGACCAGTGCGTGGAGAGAGGTTAAATTACTTGGAGATTTCAACGATGAAAATTTTATTAAGAGTTTTGAGGGTAGTAAATCTGGGGGGTTAATGGATATGATAGAAGATATCGGAGAACAAATCGAAAGGTCTAAGGCCGGTCTTCCACCTATTAAACCGATTAACGATCCTAAAAAGGCTATGACCCATTTAATTGATGGGTGGAACGGTGTTTTACAATCTATTAATAAAGATTTAAGTAAAATGGGATATACTGGTAAACTAATGGACGTTGTACCACCAAAAGCAATGGAAGATCCGACATTTTTCTTTAAATTCTTTGAAAAAAGATTCCATAGGAAAGCTGAGAAATTCAAGAAAAAATTATTAAGGATATCATCTTTACTAATAAATAAAGAAAAAACAGAAGAAAACAGTGAAAAATTTAATTAAAAAAATATTAAAAGAATTTGAAGAAGATGATTTTGAGTGGGTAAATGACTTACCTAAAATTGAGGATTTACCACCTGGTGTTATATATAGAAAATTTGGTTTCAAAGATGAACACGCAAGAAACTATGTAGTAAAAGATTTATTATTCAGTGATACTAAATTAGTAGATAATAGAGTAATTCTATCTTTAGACGGTTATTGTGATTTTCATAAATTATTTTATGACAACAGTAGAGGTGGATATGGTAGAATTAACAAGTTCTTAGCTGAGAAGGTATTATGTGATGAAGATGATTGGTGGGAACCTTATAGTTCCAGAGATTTGGTTCACGATTGGAAGGACCAAATATGGGATCTCATAATTAAAGATAAAAATGCTTTAAATGCTGTATTAGAATATATAAAAAGATATGTTAGCTCTGTTGATTATAACCCTAAACAATTAGATATATATGGTGAATTACCAAAAAAACAAAATGTAATTCATATAGAAGATAAAATGGGTAACCAAAGAAGTCGAGTTTTAGATGCTGAATATTTTACTTGGTTAACAACACATTTAGATGAATTAGGGGATTTAATAAATAGTAACGATGAATTTGAGGATTTAAAACTTGAAACTATTTGGGCTTACGGTGACGCTTATTATAAATCAGTTATGAGACCTATCACCGAAGAGTTTGGTGAAGGTAAATGGGACGGTGGAAGAGTAGAGTTTGACGTAACAGAACTGTTTTGGACTTTAGTTGGTAGACAATTTGATATATGTTGGGATGGTTGTCATAGACCTAAGGATCAGTCTGAAGAAGAATACGAGGAATATTGTAGTGAATGTCACCAAATAGAAAATTGGAGTTATTTCATAGACTTCTATCAAGAATTAAATGAGGACTTATGGTCACCAAGATATGATGAAGATCCTGATGACGATAAAGTAGATAAGTACTTTATTGAATCAATTTTAGATAGATTATGAGAAAGGTATTATAAATAAAAACTTGACAAGTAAAGAATTTTTATTACCTTTGTACTATATTTATTAACAAATACAACAATTAAGAAAATGAACACAGTAATTAGAATAGAGAGAAGAGAGGAAACTAACCGAACGGTTGGGTGTCTAACTATTGTCTAATAATTACTAAGATAATATTTGAATCCGACCACCATGTGGTCGGATTTTTTGTTTTTATAACCTATTTATAAATAAAAAGGTTATGGAAATTTGGAAAAGAATAGGAGAAACAAATTATGAGGCTTCATCTAGTGGTGAAATAAAAAATATTAAAACTGGTAGAATATTAAAACAAAGGATTGATAAAAGAACTGGTTATTACATTGTGGATATACAAATTAATGCACAAAGTACTACGTTTAAAACACATAGATTAATAGCTAAAACTTTTTTAATAGGTGACCCAAAAAGTCATGTAGACCATATTAATAGGGATAAAACTAATAATAGTGTCAACAATTTAAGATTGGTAAGTATTGAAGAAAATTTAAAAAATAGGAGGATTTTCACAACAAAAAAAGAAATAGAAATTATTATAAATTTCCATAAAGAAGGTAAAAATATTGATGAAATATATAATGAAATAAATAATACGCTCCCGTCGTCTACTGGCTAGGACGACACCCTTTCACGGTGTAGAAGGCGGATCGATACCGCTCGGGAGTACTAAATTTAATGAAATGAATAAGAATGAAATAACAAAAGAGTTAATTAAAAGTAGGGTTATGGCTAAGTTTAGTCATTACTTAAAGGGTAACTTATACTACACTGTAGAGTTAGTAAGTGGTACCTATCAATTCCCGATTCCAACAGTGGAAGAAGGTCCGACATTCAATGATGATGAAAGTGGATTGTCGATGTATGAAACTGAAACGGTTGTTTTATCTGCCGACCTTGGAACTACTTCTTTCTACAACGAAATGAGAGGTTCAGAGTTAAACAGATGGGTTTTAAAAGCAATTGATTCTGAAGAATTCATCAAAGTAAAATAATTGCGGTCTCGTAGTTCAACGCAAAGAACATTAGTTTCCTAAACTAAGAATATGGGTTGGATTCCCGTCGAGACTACAAATGTTCCTGTCGTCTAATGGTTTAGGATGATACCCTTTCAAGGTGTAGATGCGAGTTCGATTCTCGTCGGGAATACCATAAGCCCCTGTACCTCCCCTGTTTTCTAAACAGTTGAAGAGTAATTGGATCAATGAGGGTTCGAGTCCTTCCTGGGGTTCTAAAAAGAACTTGATTTATAATTATATTATTCATATAATTGAACTTGTAAGTAAAAAATGGCTCCATCGTTTAATGGATAGGACAAATCTCTTCTAAAGATTTAATGGGGGTTCGATTCCCTCTGGGGCTACTAAAAATTTTAAATTAAGATATGAAAAACGCAATAGGTCGTAGAAAAAGTGTATTAAGCAGATTAGAAGTTCAACTTGAAGTTGGAACTAAAACAGGTAAACGTGGTACTGGTACCATTGCTTTAAACCCAAAGGATAAAGCAAGAATTGAAAAAGAAATTACAATTCTTAAAGAAAAAACAAAATAAGCTGTTGACAGAGTATGTTTTTATACATATAGTTAACAAACGTTCTTGAATACACTGATTTATTATTTATTTGACGCGGTTGGGGTGATTACATCTAAACTTAGACAGAAACGTTAAACTGTAAAAAACCGTAAGGAAAAAAATGTTTAACAAAGGTGTTACTTCTCATTGTACGACCTAATCAACAGGAGAGAGTTTTGAAATAGTCTCTAAAAAATTTCGAGTTTGTGAACTCTAAAATTACACGGTTCGCCACCGATAGAGGGCAACCATTATTCTGAGATATTCTCAAATAAGTTATAAATCAACAAAATATATTTAAAATACTTCTATTGAAGCGGAGACCAAAGTTACATCATTATACTGAAAGAAAAACAGAAAAACACTTTAGTCATTAATACTCAGTAGGACCAAAATTGTCCACATTTCGATTTATATTGAAATTGTGAGACCTTGCGAGTCCTTACGAGAAATTGTAGGGACTTTTTTATTATAACAAATTATTAACAAACAAAAGAAAAGGAGAAAATTATGAGCAAGTTTACAAAACATTCAGCAAAAGCGTCAGCAGACCACAAGGCATTTCAAGACAAAGCAGTACAAAACTTTGATGGGGGAACATCTTATACGTTGAATCCACTTGATACATTACGTATCGTGGCAGCTTCATCTATTTTCGGTGAACCATCTTATTACAGAGGTTCTCACGATAAGCCTTCTAACTTATCTACAATAAAGAAGACCGATATTCTTGGTACCTATACGGATCCAAGTGAAACAACTACTGATGTCTTCACAAAGACAATCGATGCCGCATTGGACTACGATTTCAAGGCAACCCTTGAGTTCGCGAAGACATTACGTCACGATTTATTTATGAGACTTAACCCAGCGGTTATCTTCATTAGAGCGTCTCAACACCCAAAAAGGATTGAGTTTAATGAGGCAAACCCAGGTTTAATGAGGCAATATGGATTGGATATTGTTGGTCGTCCTGACGACATTACAAACCAATTTGATTACTTCATGTTCTTGAAGGGTTCTAAGAATGGATTACCATCCATTATTAAGAGAACTTGGGCTGAAAAATTAGCTACCTTCAACAGGTACCAAATTAACAAGTACAAGTCTAAGAGTTTAATCGACCTTGTTCGTATCTCTCATGCTCATTCTGAAGTCATTGACGAATTAATGAAGACTGGTGATATTAAGGTTGGTGAAACCGAACAAACTTGGGAAAGCCTTAAGTCTCAAGGTAAGACATGGAAGGAAATCCTTAACACGATTAAGGTTCCACACATGGCTCTTTTGAGAAACTTAAGGAACATCTTTACCGAAATCAACGATGTTGAAATCGCTAAGAAGGTTTTAGCCGACCTTAAGGCTGGGGTACTTTATGGTAAGCAATTCCCATTCCGTTACTACACGGCTTATAAGGAAATCGACAAGACCACTGTTAACCACAAGGGATTGATTCTTGATAGTCTACAAGACTGTCTTGACATCTCTGTCGATAACTTCCCTAAGTTAAAGGGTAAGGTAGCTTGTCTATCTGACAACTCTGGTTCTTCTTGGGGTTCTATGAACTCTGAGTACGGAACGACACACATAGCTGAAATCGCTAACTTGTCTTCTATAATTACCGCATTAGCTTCTGACGAAGGTTATGTTGGTGTATTCGGTGACAACTTAAGCTTAAAGCCTGTGTCTAAGAGAGATGGTATTCTATCTCAATTGAAGGAAACTTCTGAAAGAGGTAGAAACCAAGGTGGTGGTACCGAACATGGTATTTGGGTGTTCTTACGTCAAGCAATTGATACAAAGACACATTATGATACCATCTTCATCTACAGTGATATGCAAGCAGGTCACGGTGGATTGTACGGTAGAAATATCGGTAGTGGTGACGTTTACGAAGGTAGAGGAAGTCATGTCGATGTACTTAAAATGGTACAAGAATACCGTAAGAAGGTTAACCCAAAGGTTAACATCTTCACAGTCCAAGTAGCTGGGTATAACAACTCAGTTGTTCCTGAAAACCTTTACAGAGGAGCAGTTCTCGGTGGGTGGACAGGTAAGGAAGCCCTTTACGCTAACGAAATTATCTCCGCGTGGGATGGTATCGAAGCTAAGGTGGTTGAAACACCAAAGGTTGAAGAAACCATTCAGTCCTAAATAATGGGGGTTTAATAGCCCCCATTTTATTTTTTAAAAACTATGAAGAATAAAGACTCCCCATAATGTACTGTTGTACATTATGAAAATGGATAAAACCAAAAAACAAGAAGAAAAGCAACCATTAAAATTATGGTTGGTAGAAATCACACTTACGAGTGGTGAAGGTCTACAATTTTATGTTTCAGCTCTAAATCAATTTGAAGCTTATAAAAAAGCTGAAGGTTATTCAGAATTAGCTGAAAATGAGTCTTTAAGAAAGTATTATAAAACCATCGGTTTTAAATTACTACCTTAATAATCAATGGGGAACTTAAGTTCCCCATTTTGTTTTATAGATATTTATAATTGTGAAAGATTTAATTCGTAAAATATTAAAGGAATCGGAAGATGATTTTGAATGGGCAAAAGATTTGGTTAGTTCTGTTTCTAATGTCGATTTGAGTCAAATTGAGGGGTTGAAGGATTTAGATAGATCTAAAAATTATATAATATGGGTTGAAGATTTACCATCAGAGTCTATTGAAAAAATATTTAATTTTATAGAAAGTCAAAAAAAATGGTTATCTAACACTTTTATGGAACGAGAAGATTTTGATAGTATCAAAAGAAAGGCTTCTATCATATGCATACACCCACCAAGAAATAATTGGGAAGAAAGAAGTGGTATTGGTGTATGGACACATGACCCTGGAGGTACCCAAAGAGAACTTTATGAAGAGTTAGTTAATAAGCCAAACACTGTTGAGATTAACCCATATCAAATTCTAGCACAAATGTAAATATACCATTTGTTTCCCCATATTTATTTTATATATTTGTGTTAATATGAAAGTAAAATTACCAGTTAATGTAACCGAATTTTTGATTGACTTACCCGAACATGGTCAGGGATATCAAAATGTAAAAATTGAATTAAAAAATGGTCGTGAAATTGAAACCACAGTTGAAAATTGTGAGTTTCTAAATTTACCAAAAGGAATTAGGTACGAAGAAGTTAAAAGTATTGCTTATAAATAAAAAAGGAGAATTAATTCTCCTTTTTCTTTTTGTAATTATCTACAATTTCTTTTTCTGACTTTTCATCAACATTGTTACGTATTTGTTCCATGTTTTTAACCCAAAAAACGAATTCATGTGTTAATAAACCACTGTCAGAATAATCACACTTTAGACTCATTTTTTCAAACACAACATTCATATCGTAACCGTTGATTACCACACCTGTTGGATCCAAGAAGTCTAATTTGATTTTTCTTAATAAAACAACATCATCTGGGATTACAACATGATTAACTGTGTTGGAGATTGAGAAGGTTAGTTTTGTGTAAATTTGGTCTCTTTTTTTGTCTTTCTTTTCCATGAAAGATTCTAAACTTACATTTCTAACTAAATAATTTGGTACTTTTCCGATGTTTAGAATCCATCTGTTCGCTCTTAAAGGTTCTTCAAAAACGGGTATTTTCATTGTTAATTCTGCCATAAAACTTCTTTATTAATAAATATTGAGGTTTTACTTTTTTAAATTCTTGATTTATCTATAAATGTTACGTCACGATCATTTGTGGGTAATATTTATTTAATATGGATATCATACATAAATCTATTAGGAGACATGACTTCGTAAGTGGTGAACCGTCAAAATATACTATCATACATGGATTGGGTGGTGATATAATTGGTTATAGAGGTTCACAAACATTCGAGGCTGGTTACATTTATGCTCCATATATACCGATGGTACTTGAAGGTGAATTCGAACCAAGAAGAGGTTTAGCATCTAGATATGCTACCAAAGTAGTTAATTCAGACTTTTATGGTAGAATAACGGTTAATGAAGTCTATAACGGAGTTCAATTACCGAATGTTAATAGAAGTTTTGTATGATAAAAAAACGTTTACCTGGGTTTTCATTCCAGGAACCAAGAAATAAAGACGTATTAAATCTAAGATTTTCTTCGGTTAATGTTACCACTGGTACGCGTCGTCTCAGAGCTACTTGGACTCCTGAACTTGCACAGGATATACAAGCTTACCAAAATATCGATGCTGAAGCTGAATTAACAGCTATATTAAGTGAAGAAATACGAAACGAGATTGACAACCAAATTATTCGAGATTTACATGATAATGAAAGATTTTACAATCAAAACACCTTTACTGATGCTGTTAATAGATTTGGGTATCTTACTAATAACGTTTTAATCCAACACGGTCATGGTCATAGACCTATTGATAATGATCCACCAGTTTTAGGTGGTAATCCACCCCCTGGTTTCGATAACATAGCATTTCCTTTAATTAGAAGAATTGCGGCAAGAACAATAGGTATGGATATTGTAGGTGTACAACCTTTGGCAGCACCAACAGGACTTTTCCATTATTTAGATTATAGTTATGGTGGAACCGATAATAATATCTTATTACCTAATTATACGGTATTACCTAACGAAGACGGTTGGTATGCAGACGGTACTTTTGAATCTACTATGATTAAAATGGAAATCAAACCATTTAAGTTTAACCCTAGAAGAACTAGAAGAGAACGTAGAAGTCCCTACGTAAGACCAGGAATTTATTAACGAATTTTTGTTACGGCTTCAGGATATGTTTGACCAATAGTATCAACATCTTTTCCTTCGTAAGGAACAGTATTTAAAACATACCTCATTGCATTTAAACCAGAAACTCTCTTATCGTTACTATCAATAACAACCCAAGGTGCCTCAGGAGTTGATGTTAATTTAAAAACCCTTTCTTTATATTTGGTATATGAACCCCATTTTTCTTGGGCTTTAGCATCATTGGGACTGTATTTCCAATAATTTAATGGGGATGTTTGTCTCATGGTAAATCTTTTAGCTTGAGTCTCTTTAGTAACCGATAACCAGAATTTAATTAAAAAATTACCCTGACTAACCAAGTCCCTTTCGAAATTTTTAACTTGTGCCATAAATGATTCATATTCCTCATAAGAAGAATACCCCATAACTGGTTCCACAATACCTCGATTATACCAAGACCTATCAAAAAAGATAATTTTACCTGGTTCAATATCATTTTTATATCGATTAAACCAATCTTTTCTTTCTTGTTTAGTTGGAACGTCTTTAGTAACAACTTTATAGAATCTAGGGTTTAAATGTTCGGTGAATTTTCTAATGGTTGAACCTTTACCAGCTGTATCACGACCTTCAAATAAGATAATAACACTATTATTAGTTTTCTTTAACCATTCTTGCATTTTAAGAAGTTCAATCTGTAAAGCTGTTTTCTCTTTATTATATTGTCTTCTAGGTATTATTGATGTTTCTTGTTCTTCTGGTTCATAATACTCTTCATCTGGTAGATTTTCTTCATAAGAAGTTCTTGAACCTAAAGAGCCTAGAATTTTTCTGAAGTATTTTGTAACATTCTTAGTTTTATCACCCTTTTTAAGTAATACGTTCTTAATAGTTCTTTTTAATAACTCAAAATCTAAATCCTCACTACCTTCAGAAGTTAAAATCTGATCCAATAAATCAGTAATTTCTTCAGACTTAATATTGTACTTATTTAAGGTTTTAGTGATATCTTCAATCTTTTGTACTTTTTCTTCAGCACTCTCATCATTTGAAGAGAATATCTTATTAATTAGGTCTTTAAAAAACCCCTCACTTAGAACCTCTTCTTTGATTATATCTTTGATACGTATCATCTCATTATAAATATTAAAATTTTTTGATTTGCTCATAATTTTCCCTTATCTTTATTAAAAATATAAACATATGAATCCAGACAAACAAATTGACACCTTAGAGAGAAAAGTTGCAAGTTTAATGTTCCAAATTAAACGTGGTGAGGTAACACCAGCTGAATCTAAAATTGGAAAGTACTTTAACAGGTTAAAACCGTTAGATCTACCTTCTTATGAAAATCTTTTAAAAGAATATAAGAAAATTCTTGAAGAAATCAAGAAACCAGTTGACAACGTCCAGGAATAACCTATCTTTAGTGTATAATTAAAATTAAAATACAACAAAAAATGGAAAACGGAACTGTAAAGTTTTTTAATGAGACAAAGGGATTTGGATTCATTAAATCGAGTGAGTCCGAAGAAGAATTCTTCGTACATGTCTCAGGATTAAAAGAAGAAATTCGTAAAAATGACGAAGTAGTATTCGAAATTGAAGAAGGTAAAAAAGGATTGAACGCGGTAAACGTACGTTTAGCGTAATCTTAACAAAGATATCTTACAAAATTACTAAGGTCTGATTTATTCAGACCTTTTTTTGTATATTTATATTATTATGGCAAAAGTAATTAGATTAACAGAGAACGATGTCGAAAGACTAGTTAAGAAAATCCTAAAGGAAAATATGAGTTTAGGAAATTTCCCACATATAACAGCTGATGAACACGATATCCAAGACCTACAAGAAGACGCTCATCAAGTTGGATATGGTGAAATGTCACTTTATGAAATGGAAGATTTAATTGGTAAAATAGAAGTTTACGGTAACGAAGTTTATTACGATGAAAACGATTCTGAAGTTATGATAATAATGAAAATTTATTTTCCCGAACAATTTGGTCAACGAGGTGACGAAGACTACCCAAGTTACCATTATAGAGATTAATAAAAAATAATTAAAAAAATACTTGACAAGTCACAAACTTTTACTATCTTTGTACTATATTTATTAAAAGAACACAAAAAATTAGAACTCAAATGAAAAACTTAACAAACATATTATTCGTGATGACACTAACAGTGTTATTTCAGTTTACACAAACTGATCTCGGGTTCCTATGTCTAAGTTAATCATATAAAATATTAACACAGATTGAACCCGAGAAGAAAAACTTCTCGGGTTTTTTGTTTTATAACATATAATTTCCCTTCGTCTAGCGGCAGGATATGATGCTTTGAACATCATGACGGTTTGGTTCGAATCCACCAGGGAAAACAAGATATAATGGATTCTAAGCTAATCTGGTGAAAGCGTACCCCTGAAGAGGGTAAGAGTTCGGTTCGAAACCGAGAGAGTCCACAAGAAACAAGCCGTAAGTACTGGTGTACAGTTATCTCTCATAAGGATGATTCGGTGGGTTCGACTCCCACATACGGTACCAAATGGTCCTTACGCACAAATGGTGGTGCACCTCACTTGTAATGAGGAATAGACTCAGTTCGATTCTGGGAAGGACCTCTAAACGCCCCTAGCAGATAATGGTGGTCTGCTTGGTTTACATCCAAGACGAGGTGGTTCGATTCCATCTAGGGGTACAAATAGTCTCATAACTCAGTGGTAGAGTACTTGGTCGACATCCAAGTTGTCGAAGGTTCGATTCCTTCTGGGACTACAAAAGCTAATGTCGTATAACGGCAATTACACCTCTTTCGTAAAGAAGATACAGGGGTTCAACTCCTCTCACTAGCTCAAATGCTCCTGTGGTGAAATTTGGCAAACACAATTGGCTTAAAATCAATCGCTTCGGCTTACGAGTTCGAGTCTCGTCAGGAGTACAAGATTTGGTAATTGATAATTTAATTACTATATTTGTGAAATAAATGCCTTCGTGATGGAACTGGTATACATACAAGTCTCAAAAATATTTTACCTACTGGTAATATTTATACTACGTGTACCATATTTATAGATATGAGACATGATATTTTTGAAAAAAAAGAAGAAATTTTACAAATGGTTTCAGATAATGAATCTAAATCTAAAATATGTAAAATATTAAAATGTAAACCTGAAACACTAGAAAGATACCTAAAACTCATAGGTGTTGATTATAGAGGTAATAAAGGTTTAAAGGGTAAAAAAACTGATGTTAGAAGAAAAAGTGCTCTCGAGTACTCGAAAAAAGAATACGCAGTTAAATCCCCAATGTTAAGAAAAAAACTCATTGAAGATGGGTTAAAGGAGAATAAATGTGAAATGTGTGGAACTAATGAATGGATGGGTCAGAAATTAAAATTGGAACTACACCACGTAAATGGTGATAGATTTGACAACAGTTTGGACAATCTCCAAATATTGTGCCCTAACTGTCATTCTTTAACACCTAATCATGGGAGAACAAAAACCTTCGTGGTCAAACGGTAAAGGCGCCTGATTTAGACTCAGGAGATTTTAGGGGTTCGACTCCCCTCGAGGGTACTGAATATTTATAATAAAAGCCGACATCGTATAGTGGCTATTACGCGGTCTTGGTAAGACTGAAACCCCAGTTCAATCCTGGGTGTTGGCTCTAACATTAACAATACGGGGTAGGTGTAGCTCGTTATAACACCGAGGGGTATATATAGTTACGAGAAACTATTGTGGCGTGTACAAAGGGTTAATGTTTATTTGGGGTGAGGATTTTAGCGTCGTGGCTAGAAGTATTTGAAAGGGAATCGCTATCCCAGTCGGTTTAATCCCGACCCACTCCACCTGGGGTCGTTTTTGTACTTTGATGATATTTATTATTAAAGTACGATTATGGCTAGAAAAGAAAAAGAATACCATTTCATTTATAAGACCACAAATCTTAAAAATGGGAAGTATTATGTAGGAATGCATTCAACAAATAACCTAACTGATGGTTATTTGGGGTCTGGTAAAAGATTAAGACGTTCTTTAAACAAATATGGAAAGGAAAATTTTAAATTTGAAATCTTAGAATTTTTATCTGACAGAATTTCACTTAAAGAAAGAGAAAAAGAATTAGTTAATGAAGAATTATTAAAAGATTCCTCATCGATGAACCTGAAAGAAGGTGGTGATGGTGGGTTTATAGATGAAAAACACCAATTAAAATGTTCTTTAGCAGGTAAGAAGGCTTATTTAGATAAACTTAAAAATGATGAAGATTTTAAAAATAAAATAAGAGAAGTTGGTGTGAGAACCTACAAAAATCTTAAAGGTTTAACTTGGGGTGATACATGTAGTTGGTTAGGTAGAAAACATAAAGAAGAAAGTAAGAAAAAAATAAGTGAAAAGGCTAAGTTAAGAACTGGTGAAAAAAGTTCACAATTTGGAACTTGTTGGGTAACCAACGGAAAAGAAAATAAAAAAATTAAAAAAGAAGAATTAAATAACTATCTTTGTAACGGATGGGATAAAGGTAGAAAAATGAATTAAAGATAAAAAGTTCTTAAACGCCGATAAGGACTAAAATGCTAGCAGGCGTGACGGATGGAAAGACATCAAATGGCCGAGTGGTGTAATGGCAGCCACGCCAGTCTAAGAAGCTGGTACCGTAAGGTGTGTGGGTTCGACTCCCACCTTGGTCACTAATGAAAAATAAAGGAGGACATATGATTTTGATTTTGAACGCGGACTATACACCGTTGACCATTATGTCTCTTAAAAGAGCTTTTAGGTTAGTGTATAAAGGTAAGGCTGAAGTTGTTACAACTAAGGGTGAATCCATCATGACTGATAAGAAGGCTTATGACAGACCATCTGTAATTAGATTAACAAAGTTTGTTTATTTTCCGTATAAGAGAGTTACACTTTCTAGATACAATATCTATAGACGTGACGAATATAAATGTTTATATTGTGGATCCAAGGATGCATTAACCCTTGACCACGTTATCCCAAAGAGTAAGGGCGGACCAAACTCTTGGAATAACTTGGCAACTTGTTGTATGAGTTGTAACATAACTAAAGGTGATAGAATGTTGGATGAAACTAATATGAAGTTGAGTTACAAACCCTTCACACCAAATTATTTATTCTTCATCAATAAGATGAACAAAATGCATGAAGATTGGAAACCATACATAATGGGTGGTAAATAAAAGAAATGAAAATGAAAAACACAATTAGAAAATTGACGAGTATGCTTGAGAACTAAAACTCAAGCACCGTCAATTTATGGAAAACAAAGACAAAGTAATTTTTAGCAAGAGAGAATTTCTTAACTTGCCAGGTCATCATTCTATGGCCAACATTGTAGCATCTATCACAAAAGAAAGAGATGATGATGTAGAAAAAGGTAACAGATGGGTGGATATCCATCTAGGTATTGCCGATTGTAGTCGTACTATTAGTTTAGCTATCGACTATTACACTAAAGAAGACCGTCAAAACGCTCTTCATAAAGTAGATACCATGATTAATACCCTTACCGAGTTCCGTGAGGCATTAGAAAAGGAACTTAAATACCAAAATCGTCTCGAGCGTCGTCGTAACAGATTAGAAGAAGAGAAGAAAAAAGTTGAAGAGGCTAAAAAGAAGAGATAATGGAAGGAAGAGAGATTAAATTCGAAGAAGGATTAGATTACTACTTGGAAAAGGGTCAGATAATTCTAACGGAACACTACCTTAAAAAGAGAGGTAAATGTTGTGGTTCGGGTTGTTTATTTTGCCCATATGAACCATTTCACCATAAAGGATCCACTAAATTAAGAGACAAATCTAAATTAGAGGATTAAAGGGAGATTGATGTATTTTTATTTACAACAACCTCACCTTTTTTATTGGTACTATATATTTATTTAAAAAGATTTATATGAATAAAAATAGTATTAACATTTCAGGGTTAAGGTTTAAGAATTTAACAGCTATAGAATTTTCACATCACAATAAAGTAGAATATTGGAAATTTAGATGTGAATTATGTGGTAATGACACAATTAAAAGAAAACCCGATGTAAAAAAAGGTTGTGTTGATAATTGTGGTTGTCGTGGGATTAATAAAGGTACGACTAACGGGCAATGGTCTGGTTATGAAGGTATAAATGGTAGAACATTTTCTTACTATAAAAAGGCAGCTAAGAAAAGAGGAAAAAATTTTGATGTTACAATAGAATATTTGTGGGATGTATACAACAAACAGGATAGAAAATGTCCTTATACTAATATAAATTTGGTAATTTCACCAAAAAATTCAGAATTTAGAACACCAGAAAACGCATCATTAGATAGAATAGATTCATCTAAAGGTTACATAGTCGGAAATGTTCAATGGGTTTATAAGTTTGTAAATGTAATGAAACATGAATTATCACATAATGAATTTATAGAAATCTGTAATTTAATTAGTAGACATTGTCCATTTACACCTGCTTATACTAAAGGTAATACTGAGTTAAAAGAATATTTAAAATAATTAAAAAATAGTTGACAGAAATCAAAAAAGTTTATATCTTTGTACTGTTGAAATAATTCACAGTCTTTCTGAAATGAAAGAGTCTTATTCAAAACTATACTGTAGAGGTTAAACGCAGTTGAGGGTTAGTCAACACAAGCTGAGGTGGTGAAACGGTAAACACGTTACTTATCCACACTCACGAATGATTTTAGTGTAACAGGCAGCATGTCCCCCTCTGAAGGGGAAGGAGTAGGTCCGAACCCTACAAGTCGAGTAATGAGTGATAGTAGTGGTCGAAAGAGTTCCTTCTGGAACGGCAGTAGACCTTGAAGGTTCAAGTCCTTCTCTCGGTACAAATACAGAAATGGCGAAACTGGCAGACGCGTTATTTTCTTATTCGACATATTTATTTGAGTCTGAATACGGTTATAAAGATTGGGTTCGACTCCCATATCAGACCATAGTTGAAGAAAGAGAATAATGACTGAAAAAGATTCTTCGGAATCGAAGTAGGTCGTGAATTGGTTCAAATCCTTCTTTCTGTACAAATATTGCGGGATAGAGCAGAGGTAGCTCGTTGGGCTCATAATCCAAAGGTCAGGTGTTCGATTCATCTTCCCGCTACTAAAAAATAACTTTTAATACTAAAAAAATGGCAAGAACATCAAAAAAGACCACACTAGGGGATTATATCACAAAGGTAGATAACTTAGATATCAGACAATTGTATAGTATGTCTAAAGCTGCTAACGGTAAGTCACAAGCAACATCACATGACATAAGAGTCTGTAAGGGTGGTACATTGGTGAAAGGTGGTTTTAAAACCAAGGAACAAGCCATTGAGTTCATTAAGAGTTCTAAATAAGTTCTTTTACATACACAAGTGGCGGAATCAGTAGACACGTATAACTTGTTTGAAAATCTAAAGTAGGATATTGCTGGAGTTACCTAAAAAATCAGCAAGACCCTTGGGTAGGCATACTTATTCTAATATTTCACCATTCGTGGTGGGATTGAAGTTTGGGTCTCAAAAATGAATCATCGACGATGTAAGGTGACCCCCCTCCGACCTTTAAGACTGTAGGGATACAGTGGTGGAATATGGATTTTGAGAATTCTTCTATCATATAGATAGTCCCCAATTAAGAGGGGGTAAGATGAATCACAATTATCTCCACCAACGAGAGTACTGTACAGTATTTCTTTAGTGGGTTTAGATATATATTATATTATAGATTAATAGATAGATAAAAAACAAATCTTTAGACAACAAACTGAGTTATGTCCACGAAAGTGGGTGAAGGTTCAAATCCTTCTTTGTGTACAAATATTGCGGGGGGGTGAAACGGAAAATCACGCAGGTCTCATAAGCCTTGAAATAACTGGTTCGACTCCAGTCTCACGCTACTAATAAGGACGTAATTTTTTACGTCTTTTTTTTGCTCACTCATTTAAACCGACATTTCACGAAGTATCTATATCTTATTTAATTTAAAGGCGTTACATTTTATATTTATAGAATATTGTACTAATAACAAATAAACCCAAACTAGAATGAAAAACATTAAATTTTTTTTAACCATAATTCTAACATTATGTTTAACACAACACATTAAATCACAATCAACATTCAACATCATCACTACTGGTTTTGAACAGTATTCCCCTATCATTAGTAATGCCAATCTAGAATCTTATAGGTTAAAAACAAAACGTGATACAATCACATTTGTAAATGGTTTCAAAGTTGAACTATTATCAGCTAAAGAACT